TCGCAAATCGCGGTAATTTCTGCTGCGGGCCGATTCGATTGCGCGAAGGATGCGCGGCACTGCGCCTTGACACTGGCCTCGTAAGCCATGCCGGCGAACATCGCACCGAACATCACGGATACCATAAGCACGAACCATTTAATTTCCGGCATCTTTCTTCTCCTGCTGTACGGCGGTGAGAATGGCGAGAACGAGCGCCAGCGCTGGGGTTGATGCTGCGCACCATCGATTTTGCGACGGGTCTCCAAGGCACGCCTCGGCAAATCTGCCGTAAACATTGGTGTTGATCTGCCACCCCGGCAGCACGCGCTCGCACAGCGCAATGGAGGCGTCGAGGGAGCGGGTGTATCTGGGGAGCGGTTCAGGAAATTCAGAAGGAGCGACGAAATAAAAATTCAGCGAGTGTTCCCGCGGGTCAACCCACCCGAGAAACAGATAGTCTCGACGGATTAGGCCATCAAATAACCCGACGCGCTTCTTCGCTATGGCGCGGCCATCAGCCACATCGACAACGAACTCGGCGTCGTGAACCTCGCACCAAATTCGAGCGTCAAGCTCCGCCGTTCCTTCCTTCGCCTCTCTCAGGCGGTCTATCAGTGTGGCGCTCATTGCGCGGCCTCGCGGGGCTGATGCTCGCCGCACCAGTCGTGGATCGACGGCAGCGGCCAAATTGGCGACGGTACGCCGCGCTCGCGCATGGAGATCGGCGCGTTTCGTCGGCACTCGCATTGCGGATACAGGCCCGAAGATGCGCTGAACCTGCACGTCTCGCACGTCGGCTGCGTATCGTTCTCGCTCATCGTCTTTTCCATTCTACCCTCCTATGGGTCGGCGGGGCGCTTAGCGCCCTGTTTTCAGCCGTAGCCGTCGCCACTCTATTTGCCCTGACCACGGGCCGTGGTATCTGCTTTCCGCCGCGTGGGACTTTTCGTGGCGCTTTCTGTCCCACTAGGCGCTCACCATTGCCTCTGATCGAAATCTGCTTCCGCCTCAGCCTCGGTCGGCCTGCGGTAGCAGGGGCTACAAATGACCCGGTCCCTCCTCGCCCGCTTCCGCGCATGGCGACTGCATCAGCGTTTCCTCTCGGTGTGGACGCGCGCGAGCGCGGCGCGGACCTCGGCGTCGGACACCTTGCACAGCCTTGCGACGCTGGCGAGGCTGGCGGCCTCGTCACGCTCGGGATAGGCCATACGGACCGCGTCGTAGGTCTCAGCGATCTCCTCGTCCTTGTCGGCGTAAGGCGGCCGGCGCCCGAAACAGATCGTCATCAGCGATCCTCCGGGAACGCGGCCCGTACCTTGCCGTCGAACGGCGCCAGCTTCTGCAGCTTGCCGGCGACGACGCGCTGCTTGTCGAACACCGGCACGCCGGCGGCCTCGGCCTGCGCGATCAGGCCGCGCCGCCACTGATCCTCCGTCGGCCGCGCGCGCAGCCCCGACTCGTCGCCGATGATGATCCAGTTCGGCATCTGGCCGTGCATGTCGATCGGCCCGAGCAGCGGTTCGTACGAAATGAACTGAACCGCCGCCTTGGTCGCCAGCAGCTCCGGCAGCCGCTCGTCGGCCCGGCGCTGGTCCTCGACCGTGGCGCCGCACCAGACGTTCGGCAGCGAGTCCGGCAGCTTGGCGAGATCGACCAGCTCGTTGAGCCTAGCCGGGCCGGCCGGATGGTTGGCCCATGGGTTGGCGGCTTCGAGCCGCGCTTTCCAGTCCTCGAGCCAGATCCGCATCTGCGCGCTGCGCTTCGTCAGCAGCAAGAAACGGTGGCCTTGACACAACGCGGCGTTGGCCATGACGACGATACGCGCCATTTCCGGGACGAACGGCCCGAACAGGTCCGTCATCGAGCAGACGAAGATGCCGCGCGCGGTTCCCATGCGCAGCGGCTGCCATGCCGCTTTGTCGTCGAGGTAGATTTCGACGGCCGGCCGCAGCCCAGGCTTGTAGGCGATGCCGGTGCCGCCGCTCGCGCCGGTCCTGATGTTCTGGCGCTCGGCGTAGCAGTTGTCGCAGGCCGGCGAGACCTTTTCGCAATACCAGCCCTGCTTGCCGTTCGTGCGGTTGCGGGCGCGCACCGGGTTCCATGTCGCGCCGCGGCCAAGGCCGGCGCTGGCCCATTCGATCTTGGTGTCGAGCCCCATCGGTCAGGCCTCCGTGACGCGGATCTTCGGCGCCTTGGTGTGGCGCGGCGTCCAGCCGGAAGCGGCGAGACCGGCGCCGAAGCCGACGCCGCCCATGAAGGCGACGAAGCAGGCGCCGAGGCCTGCGGCGACGGTGAACCCGACGATTTCGAGAATTTCACGCATTGGCGGGTTCCTTTTCGATGCGCTTCTGGCGCGCCTGCGTCGTGATGACGCGGCGCAGTTCCGTGATGTTGATGCGGGTCAGGTGCTGGTCGCGGCACCGGATGACCTCGCCGTCGGCGCCGACGACAAAATCGGCCTCGGTGGTCGCATCCAGCACCGAGCGGCTTACGCGCTCGTCGCCATCGAGAATCACTATGCGGAACATTTGACGGGCTCCTTCGCGCGGCGCGCCGGTTGCAGATCATCCTTGGCCGCGCGCGAAAGCCTCGGATGGTTTTCGACGATCTCGCATGTCGTGCAGAGCGTCGCAGGGGCCGCGCCTGATCTGGCGAAGCGGAAGGAATGGAGCCCGCAGCCCGTGCAATCGAACTCGTCGACCGCGGCTGCGGGCTCCGCCGGCTGTGGCCTAATGACGCGCATTGGAACCGCGCCGTGGAATGGAGGCTTCGCGCAAGCGTTCGGCCGCATAGACCTCGATCGCGCAATCTCTCAGCAGATCGAGGCGGGCCGGTAGATCGGCGATGTTGGGGGTGATCTGCGCGAGATACTCCCCGACGACGCTGGAGAGAACGGCCATCGCAAGCGGTGGGGGCAAGCAAAACAGGATGGCCATGATCGCCGTCTTGGCCTCGTCGGCGTACTTACCTTCGACGGCCGTGATCAAGCGTTGTGTGGTGTCAGGCATGGGATGCGTCCTCGTGGTCGATGAACTGGATCGCCTCGATCGCCTCGGGGACCGAGAACGACGCCCGCGCGCGCAGCGCGGCGACGCGCTCCTCGAGCGGCAGGGCCGGCGCGACCCCGGCAAGGGCGACGCGGGCGCGCTCGATGTTGGTGCGAATCATCAGCGCGGCGTCGAAGCGCATCTTGGCGGCGTCGAGGTCGGGGCCGGGGCGCATCGGTCAGGCTACTCGGGCGACGATGATGGCCGTGGCGAGCAGGACGACGCCGGACGCCCACAGGATGCCCGCAGCGGCGGCGATGACGCCGGCGTCGCTCACGGCAAAGGTTGCGAGGACGATGGCTGCGGTCATTGGCACAATCCCCTTGAGGGTCACAGGCTGATGGATTTTCACTTAGCACACGGCTCAGGCTACGACAACGGGAAAATCCATCATTGCTGCTTGAAGCCGCGCGCCAGCAGGAGGCGGCCGGCCTCAGACGCATAGGCGGCGGCCAGCTTTTTGCAGCCGCGCCTGAACAGGATCGCGACCTTCTGCCGCGCCCAATTCGGATTGCCGCCGAAGCCGCAGCGATCGACGCAGGCCTTGAAGTGCAGGCCCTCGACCAGGATCATGTGCAGTAGCGCCTCGATCGGCTTCCCCAGCGCCTGGCGCGCGAACTGGCGATGCGCTCTGGCGCGCGCGACGTCGTCGACCTCCTTGCCGGTGGCGGTTTCCTGCCAAACGCCCGACATGAAATCGCGGCCTGGCCTGATCGCCGCGATGTCGTTGTCGACAATGCGCGGGGTGACGCTGTCCTGGTAGGTTTTCACCGCGGCGATGACGGTCCACTCCTTGAGCCCGAGATCGGCCAGGCGATCGGTGATTTCCCCATGGGCGACCTGGGGCGGATGCGCCGAGACATTCACCTTCGCCGCCGGCGGCGGCCGGCCGGGCAGGGTGATGTGGACATGACGCGGCCGGCCGGCGTGGCGCAGCGGCTTCATGCGATATCCGCCAGCAGAGGAGCGTCGGCTTCAATGCGCCGCCGCGCCATGGCCACGTACTCCTGGTTGAGTTCGATCAGCGTCGCGTCGCGGACGTCGCCTTGCAGGATGGTGACGGTCATGGCGTCGTCTCGTGCTGGCTGGCGAGGCCGATTCGATAGGCCTCGACTTGCTTCTGGACGTCGCGCCAATGCGCGGCGAGCGGGTCGAGCCAGTCCGCGATCTCGGCCATGGTCGGGAAAAACTTGCAGCGCCGCAGGATGTTGTCGGCGCGCCGGACATCCATCAGCATCACCAGCGCCTGCGCAGGATACGAACTCAGGAACCTTGAGTAGAGCTCCAGTGTCGCCTCGACCTTGGCGAACTCGGGCGTCCGATAGGCGTCGAAGATCGTTTCGGCGGCCTTGAGGACGAGGTCGGGCGGTGCTGGCGCGCACAGCGCATCGGCGATGACGGCGAGGCGGTCGACCTCGGCAGGGGTCAGATTGCTCGACGTCACGATGGCGACGCCGGCGATCATGGTCCGCGTCGTCGGATCGCCCTTGCGCATCTTGGCGACGAGGCGTCCGAACTCGCGCAGGTAGTCGGATGGGTTCGGCTGCAGGGCCAGCGGCTGGTTCATGCGTCCCTCCCTTGCTCGGCAAGGCGCGCGCGCGCTGCATCGAAGGCGCTGGCGATGCGGGCCGCGTTATCGGCGCGCATGGTTGCGGGGGAGGAGGCGAACGGAACGGAAATGCGTTTCTCGGCCATTGCGATCCGACGATCACGAGCCTCCAAGACGCGGCTCGTGAAATACCGCCAGCTGCGGAACCGTTCGCGCCGGGCGACGTTGAGAACGGGAATTATGTCTGTCTCCATCACGCATCCTTGGCGCAGCCAGCCGATCGGCTCTGTCAAGACCATCAGTTGGGCGCTGCGATCGTTCTCGCGTCCGCAGGCTGTCAGAAGGCGCAGCTCCAGCGCGGCATACTCCTCCTGCGTTTGAGGGAGCTTGTCTCCCGAAAACTCTGATTCTTGTTCTGGTTCTGGTTGTTGTTGTGGTTGGCCAGATTTTTCGGGTGGCGAAAACGTAGCGTTCGCTAGGTCCGCCGTGTGTTTCTTCAATGACTTAGCTCTGCCGCCGGTCGCGCCATTTTTGCGGTTTTCCTCGACTTTTCGGCGATACCTATCGAGTTCTTCGTCGATCCTTTTGTGCCGCAGATCGGGGTCGAATAGGGCCAATACGACCGTGCGGCGCGCCGCCCATTGCTTCGCTGACATGCGGGCGATCCGCGCCAAGGAGGCGTCGTCGCGCGGCAATTCCCGTCGGCGCCAATAGTGCATGATCAGGTGTAGATAAGCTCCACTATCTGCGGCGTCCAAATGCTGCGTGTCGGCCAAATATTCGGCGACATATAGGGGCATGAAGGGAGGAGTTGAGCTCATCTGAGCACCTATCCAATCGACTTGTCGTTAATCCACGCGATCGCCTTCGTCGCGCATGCAAAAGGAGCGTTGTGAATTTCGGACCCTGTAAACCTGAAAATTCCGTAATCAAGTTCCTGCAATCTTCTGTCGCGGCCTCGGTCCCTTGCTGCCTGCTCCTTGGTCCGCTCGTGGAAATCGTGTCCGTCGCATTCGACGACGAGACGGACCTTGCGACCATTAGCTGGAACCGTGAGCGACTCGATCAGGAAGTCGACCCTGAAATTCTCGATGACGGCCTGCGTCCTAATATCGATGGTCGCGTTGCTACCCTCGTTTCCGTAGGAAAGAACTTCACCACCCAACCGGGCCGCAAGCTGAAAGGCATAAAAGAACGTGACTTCAATAGGCGATTCCATGCCAAGGAATCTCCTCACGGCATACTTCCTCGGATCGAGCCAACTGTAGGTTCCTTCAAGTGTGGCCGCGACCTCATCGAGCATGTTCTTCATCGCCGCGTGCATCACAGCCCCTTCCTTTTCTCGCCGACGTAGGCCTTCGCGATGTCGCAATCGAGAATGACGGTCGTCGTCGGCCCCAGCCGGTTCTTGTCGAGGATGATTTCGAGATCTCGGGCGCGGTCGGCGGCCTCGTCCCTGAACAGCGCCGGGTCGGCAAGCTTCACCGAACCGGGATCGCGATCGAGCTTTCGCAGGATCATCGCATCGTAATAGGCGGGACGGTAGAGCAGGGCGACGACATCGGCATGCTCCTCGATGTTTCCCGAATCGCGCAGATCGGCCTTGGTCGGGCGCTTGTCGTCGCGGGCTTCGACCGCGCGCGATAGCTGCGACAGCAGATGGACGCACAGGTTCATCCGGCGCGCCATTTCGCGCAAGGCCAGCACCGTGTCGCCGACGTCGTTGACCTTCGACGAATTGCGCGTCGACGTCATGCGGATGAGCTGGAGATAGTCGATCCAGAGCTGTTCGAGCCTGATCTGGCCGTTGGTGCGCCGCTTGATGCGCTCGTCCATGGCGCGGGCGCGGCTTTCGATCTGCGCCACCGTCAGCCCTGGGGTGTCGTCGATCTCGATCTCGTAGTCGCGGAGATCGGCCCAAGCCTCGCCGACCATCTGATCCAGCGATTCGTCGATCTTGCCGGACAGGATCGCGGAATAGTGAAAATTCTCCTCCGGCGTCGAGGAGTGGTAGAGGCCGCCGGCGCGCTCGGCCAGATGCGAGGCTGCGCCGCGGGCGCCGATCTCGTCGGCGGGGATTTCCAGCGAGAACAGCCCGACGCCGACGCCGCGCTTGCCGGCGCGTCGCGCCGAGGCGATCTGGAACGCGGTTTTCCCCATGCCGGGGCGCGCGCCCCACACGATCAGCCGTTGCGGGTGCGCGCCGCCAGACAGCTTGTCGTCGAGGCTCTTGAACCCTGTGGTCGAAGCCGGCTCCAGTTCGTTGCGTCGGATCCTCGACAGCCGATCGACGACGCCGCCGACCGCGTCGGCCAGCGTCTTCCCGCCGCTGCGCTCGACCGGCAGCCAGCGCCGGATTGCGCCGACGCCGTCGAAATGCTCCTCCAGAAGCGAATCGGTGGTGAACTCTGTCGACGGGTTACGGGCCCGTCCGATCAGGAACTCGGCCTGCGTGATGAGCGCGCGCCGGCCGGCGAGGTCGACGATCTGGCGCGCGTAATCCTCCGACACCATCAGCAGGGCGGGATCGCCGAGCAGCCGGACGCAATAGCGATAGGGCGTCAGATCCTTCGCCAGTTCCTGCGTCGGCAGGAAAGGCTTCATCGTGACCGGCGTCGGCCGCATGCCCTGTACGGACACCTTCTCGATCGTCTCGTAGATCATGCTGTGGACGGGCTCGGCGAAATGCTCCGGGCGGAGGAAGTCGCGGACCTTCGGCAGCAGATTGTCGTGGATCATCAGGGCGCCGAGCAGCGCCTGTTCGGCCGGGATATTCGCGGGTCCGGCCAGCTCTATCGGCTGCGCTCCAGCCCCGGATTCGGGCGGGTTGCTTTGCCGCGTCGGGCGTGTATTCATGACGCTCTCTCTACTGCTGCAAGGGGTTGCGCGGTGGGATCGGGCCGCCGGGGTTGTCGTCCTCCGGCGGCCTTTTCATTTTGCGGAAGCTATGCCGAGGTCGGCGCCGGCGGCAAGGGCGGCGGCGTTGAACTTCTCCGGTTCGTTGCCCCACACGTCCCAGCCTGGCCGCTGAAACCGGCCGAATAGCTCGCCGCGCGGGCCGTCACAAAATTTTTCCTGCATAACCGCGAACAATCGGAGTCCGACCCACTCGGCGACGGGCGGCGTCACTGCATTGCCTACCGCGTGATACCGCAGGCTGTCGATGCGGTCGGCCTGCTGTTCGTCAAAGTCATGCGGCAACGTCCAATCATCCGGGAAGCCCTGCACCCGCTCAACCTCATTAGGTGTGAAGCGCCGCACACGACCGTCAGGATACCAAACGTAATTTCGTGACCAGTCCGTCCCTGTGTGGCGGGCAGACTCCGCATAAATACAGTGAGCGACGCTCTTTACGAGCGGTCCTTTGCGAGGATTTCCAAGGATTGTCTGAAAGACGGAGGGAGATTTCTTCCCATCTGATCCACGCGACGAAGTATTCCAGTCGCCGCATTCGGGCTCAAATAATACTTTTGAGGCACCTTCTGCGTCTCGATGCATGGCAACAATGTAGACTCGACGACGTTGTTGGGGGACTCCGAAGTCTTTGCTGTTAAGCACACGCCACGCCACGCCATACCCGAGTTCGTCCAGCGCCTTGAGTACGATCGTGAAGTCGCGTCCTCCGTGGCTAGAGAGAAGGCCGTGCACGTTTTCGAGGATAATGGTTCTTGGCAGACGCTCTCCAGCGAGTCGCATAAAGTCGTGAAAGAGGCCAGACTGGTCCCCTCGAAGCCCAGATCGCGGCCCCATGCGCGCGAGCGAGAGGTCTTGGCACGGGAATCCGGCTGCCCAAACGGCAGCCTCGGGGATTTCTTCATTGTTGAGCGTTTTGATGTCCGTCATGACAGGCATTTCCGGCCAATGCTGGCTCAGAATTTTTCGGCAAAACGGTTTGATTTCGCATTGAAAGCGCACGCGAAATCCGGCCCGCTCTAGACCAAGGTCTAGGCCACCTATTCCCGAAAAAAATGAGGCGACCGAATACGGGTATCCGTCTTTGGCGGTTGGAATAGCGTTTCCATTGCGAGGCCTCATTTCGGCACCGGAGGTTGGATAGAGGCATCGCCCATCTCCCGAAGCTTGCCTTCGATCGTCGAAATGATCCCGTCGCATTCATCCGCAGCGGCGCCGTGCATCATGCCGCTGGTGACTTCGCCCTTGCAGATTGCCTTGCTTTTCCAATCCCACCGCAGGGATCGTCTACCCTTAAGCAATTCGATCACGTTGAGCAGGGTATCGCGGTCAAACGCCTGCCCTACGGCGACGGGATCAGCCGCCTCAAGCAAGGCCTTTGGCGTGTTGAACCGCTCGTGCCTGACCGTAATCGGACCATCCTCGCCTCGCATGATGGCGAGCGTCGCCGGGTCGTCGTGCCGATGCGGGGCGGCATATGGGTCGCCTAAGCCTTCTGCGGCTCGGTAGGCATCAAAGTCGTCTGCAAGCTCTCGGATGCTTGCGATATAGTCGGCATCGAAACCAGGCATGCCGCCGCACGCATCCGCGTAGGCGCGAAGCGCGGTAGGCGAGGCCGGGTCGCGAGCACCGAGCACGAAATGCGGCCAGTGGGGCACGGTACCGTCGCGCCTGACTACGAGGAATTTCCCCTCGGAAAACTCTTTCGTCTTGGCCCAAATCTTCATCAGTTTGACTCCTTCGTTGCCCTAGCCGAATGTCTTTCGGCATTGGGGGTTGGCGTTTGGATAGCGTTGATTTGCTTGGCCTTCGCCAAATTGCCAGGTGTCGTCGGTCATCGCGGGGTTGCGTCTATTTGAGAAGGAACGGCGGCGGGCGGTCTCCGAACTTGCAGGCGGCCCAGCTCCACACCGCCAGTGCATCGGACTTGTCAAAATCCTGGGGAAGATCTTCGGGGATCAGGCCGAGCGCGACGCCGTGATCCCAAATCATTTTCTTCGTGTCGTAGGTGTATTGCTTCTTCGTCCGCGCGCTGCGGTACTCGCCCCTCTTGGGTGGGGGATGGGCTGTGGATTTGCCGCAGAAAGCCTTGCGGGCTTCGGCGACGGCGACGGCGCGCACCGGCGTTATCCCGTAGCAGAACGCCAGCGCCTGCAAGGCGCCGCGGGCGAGGATCGCGGCCTCGGCCGCTTCCCCGCTCGGCTGGCCTTCGGGCTTCGTATAGTCCTCGACCGCGATCAGGTCCGGCTTCTCCAGCGACAGGAGATCGCGCAGATAGCAGCCGAGATTGCCGGTTCCGGTGAAGAACGATTGACCCTCGCGCCGGACCATCCACGCCGACAGCCGGATTCGCTCGGCGAGCGAATCGCCGAGACACCAGCCGACACGCTTGGAGGACAGGTCCAGCGCGAGGATTTTCATCAATGCACCGGCGCGCCTTCGGCGCCGGGCATGCCGGTTCGCGGCGGCTTCGAGGACGTCTCGCCGTCGAACTCGCGCTCCTCGTCGGTCAGGCCATCGCCGGCGGCGGCCTGCTTGCCCTCGTCGGAACCGCCTTCGCCGCCTTCGTCGCCGCCGGGCTCCTCGAGCTTCTTGATGCCCTTCTTGAGGCGCTTCGCGTTGTCGGCGGCGTGCTTCTCGTCCTTGGCGGCCTTTTCGGCGGCGGCGCGCTGGTTGGCCTGCTCGGCGAGGTCGCCGATGTGTTCGTTCTTCGAGAACAGTTCGGCCTCGGCCCATTCGCGGTAGGCGTCCAGATGGCGCAGGAAGTCGTTGCGCTGCAGTTCCTCCATGCGCACGAGCGAGGCGACGAACTTCGCCGCCTTGACGTGGACGTTTCCGTTTTCGGCGGCAACCGCGAACAGGTCGGCGACCGCCTTGTTGTCCTTGGCGTGCTTCGCCTTGTTGGCGTTGTGGGCGCCGATCAGCGCCATGACTTGCTTGCGATTGGGGAGGCGGTCGACGTTGGTGTTGTCGGACATGACTGATCCTTGTTGCGCCAGCCGCGGCCGACGGCGGGCAGTTTCAGGTGGTGGCGTCAGCCTTCGGCCGGGGGCTCGGTTTTGGTGACGATGATCTTCTGCCGGAATCCGTCGGGCGTCGGGACGCCCTCGGGCCAGGCGACGCCTTCCGGCCAGTTCTGCGCCAGCCAGGCGACGATGCGATCATAGCTGCGCACGTTGAACCCCGCATCGGTGTTGAGGACGCGCGCCGCCCATGTGTTGTCGTTGAGCGCGCGTCTTGCAACGCTGCCCGGCGGCGAGCCGGTCGCCTGCTCGAAGGCGGCGAACAGGGCGCGCAGATTGTCGGTTAGTGTCTTTTCCATCATGGCGGCGACAGCCTAGACACGATTTCTGCGACGAAACAACCGAGCCGCCGGCGTGATCTGGTCTGTTGCCTAACGGAAAAATCAGTTGTACGGTCGCCGCCCTGCAATTCGCTCAGTGGGGCCAAGATGGCTATCAGCGAACAGACGCCGGACGACGATTTCTACCTGCCTACAACGCTGAACCGGGCCGCCGACGGCTTCGCCGTCCTGTCCGTCGCGCTGGCCTCCAGAGTGTTCGACCCCAAGGACGCCGGCGATCTGGCGACGCTGCAGCGTATCGTCGCCGAGGTCGTCGAGCTGGTCGATCCGGTGTTTCAGGCCGCGGCCGTGATCGGCGGATTTCAGCAGGGCGAGATCGACGACGCCACGATTCGCGGCGCGATCGCGCTGATCGAGCTGCTGGCGCGGCGCGCGGCGGCGGCGCGCCAGAACGGCAGCGCGGGCAACGACAATGGCGCCTAACCTTTTCGCCCTGCATGCGCGGTTCAAGGACAACGCGCGAGACGCCCGCGAGGGCGCGGCGCGCCCCGGCGCACACGACCCCGAACGACTGAACCGGCTGGCCGACCTCTGCGATCGGGCGGCGGCCGATATTCGCAACAGGATCGCAGCAACCCCGAGGACGACAGATGAGAATCATCGAATTGCGAGCGGAGAACATCAAACGCCTGAGCGCGGTTGAAATCCGGCCCGACGGGGCGATCGTCGAGATCGCCGGCAAGAACAAGCAGGGCAAGACCTCGATCCTCGACGCCATTTGGTGGGCGCTGGCCGGGACCAAGAACATCCAGGCCGAGCCGATCCGCGACGGCGCCGAAAGCGCGCTGATCCGCCTCGATCTCGGCGACTACATCGTCCGGCGCACGTTGACGCGCAAGAAGCCCGGCGAACCCGAATGCACGACGACGTTGAAGGTCGAGACGCCGGACGGCCTGCAGTTGAAGCAGCCGCAATCTGTCCTCGACGGCTTTCTCGACACGCTGACGTTCGACCCTCTGCTGTTTCTGCGCGCCCCGCCGAACAAGCAGTTCGACATGGCCAAACGCTTCGTGCCCGATGTCGATTTTCAGGCGATCGAGGCCGCCAACCTCAAGGACGTCAGCGACCGCCGCGACTGGAACCGCGACGCCGAAACGCGCCGCCGCGCCGCCGCGCTGATCGACGCCCCGGCGACCTTCGAGCCGATCGACGAGAAGCCGCTGCTCGACAAGATGAGCGAGGCGGCCGACTTGAACGAGGAGATCGCCGAGCGCCGGCGGCGGCGCGTCGCGCTGGAGGACAGCTGCGCGGAGCGCGAGCGCAAGGCGGAACGGCTACGCGCCGACAGTGGGGCCAAGATGGCTATAAGCGAGGAGCTGAGCCGGCAGGCCAAGGCCAAACTCGACGAAGCCGCAGCAGTCCTCGATTCCGTGAAAGACGACCGCGCGCGGCTGGAGGCGGCCGAACCGCTGCCCGACATGGTCGATTTCGCCGGCCTGCGTCAGCAGCTCGACGAAGCGCGCGCCCACAACGCTAAGGGCGCGAGAGTTGAGGAGAAGAAGCGGCTGACCGCGGAAGCCGAAGGCTTCGAGAAGCTGGCGGCGGAGGCAGATCAGCGGCTCAAGGACCGCGAGGAGGCCAAACGCGCGGCCATCGCGGCGGCCAAAATCCCGGTCGACGGGCTCCAGTTTGGTCAGGATTGCATTCTGCTCAACGGCAAACCGTTCGATCAGGCCTCCGACGCCGAACAGTTGCGGACCTCGATCGCGGTGGCGATGGCCGGCAATCCGGAACTGCGCGTGATTCGTGTCCGCGACGGCTCGCTGCTCGACCACGACGCGATGCGCCTGCTGGCCGACCTCGCCGCCGAGAAGGATTATCAGATCTGGATTGAGCGCGTCGAAGGCGACGGCAAGGGCGCCTTCATCATCGAGGACGGCGCGGTTGCGCGGCGCGCCTGACACGATGGCCTACGAGCGCAGCCGCACCGTTGATGAGGCGCTGGCGCGCTTCGGCGCGGCGGTGGCTGCGCGCAACCCCAAACCGAGGCCATGGCTGGCCTACAGAGAGGACGACGACATGACCGACACAACCGACATGGTGCCGATTGGCGAGACCGCACGCGCGATCGTCTCCGGGCTCGACAGGAGCCGCTTCAAGACCTGGACATCGGGCCAGAAAATCAGCGAGCCGGGCTGCTACGACATCCCGCTCGCCATCCACCACTCGAACTGCTGCGTCGGCCCGTCGGTGTCCTCGTCGGGGCTGCGGCTGATCGAGCAGAAATCGCTCGCCCATTTTTGTAATCAGTCCTACCTGAACCCGAATGCGGAGCCGTTCGAGCCGACCGAGTTCATGATCCTGGGCTCGGCGGCGCATCATTTGCTGCTTGGCCAGTCGCATTTTGCGAAGCATTTCGCGGTGCGTCCGGCGACCTCGGGCGAGTGCGGCGACCCCGACGACCGGCCGTGGAACGGCAACAACAGGTTCTGCAAGAAATGGCTGGCCGACCAGCAGAAGGCCGGGCTTGAAATCGTCACCGACAAGATGCTGGAGAAGATCGGCGGCATGGCGCAGCGGCTGGGCCGCGTCGGGCTGGTGCGCGCCGGGCTGATGAACGGCGACGTCGAACGCTCGCTGATCTGGCCTGACCCCGCGACCGGGATCTGGCTGAAATCGCGGCCCGACATCATTCCGGTCGCCGGCGAGGCGGTCGCCGATCTCAAGGTGGTGTCCGACGCCTCGTTGTCGGCGACGCAATGGGCGCTGCGCGACTACGGGCTCCACGTCCAGCTCGCCCTTGCGCGCATGGGGCTCGAGGCGGTGTTCGGCTTTCCGGTCTCGAACGACAACTGCGTCTTGCTGTTCGTCGAGAACGTCGCCCCGTTTGCGGTGGCGCCGCGTCTCGTGGATCCGCGCGACATCTACTACGGCCGCTGCCTGATCCGGCGCGCGCTCGACAAGCTGTCTCACGCCCTCGTGCGCGACGAATGGCCTGACTACGAGGACCATTTCGAGCAGACGCTGCGTCTACCGAAGTTAGACGCCGACCATCTCAACGAGCAGATCGAGCAAGGCGCGCTGCCGAAGCCGGACGGGGTGCCGATGCCGGCCGATGTCACTGTTGGAGGGACGAGGCGATGAGCGCGCGCGACGAACTGCCGAAATATCTGCCGCACTACGCGGCCGACCGCGACACGCCGGCCAACATCGTCAAGGCGCTCGCCGGCGATTATTCGGCGCTGGCGGCGGCGCTGGAATGGGACGCGACCGAGGAAGGGCCGGCGTTCTGGATGCAGGCCTACAGGGCGCTGCGCTACGACGGCGCGCTGCCCGAACTGGCGCGCTACAAGCTGGAGGCGATTCTGGCCGATATCAGGAAACGCCAGGCCAACCCCAGCGCGCGCCGCCGCGTCGTGATGCCGGAGCGCCGCCGGCGCTCCTTCGCAGCAACAGCAGCTTGAACCAAGGAGACGACAGACAATGGCACAGACCCCCAACAGCGGCGAACTCGTCGCAATCGATCCGCGAGAGTCGCGCGGTCGCTACAACGAAATCGCCATCGGCGCCGTCGGCGCGTCGATGCAACTGATGCCGCAGACCTTCGGCGAGGTCGTCAGTTTCGCGCAGATGATGGCGCGCTCCGGGCCGATGCTGCGGCCGATCTTCCGCGACAACCCCGGCGCCTGCATGGCCGTCATCATGCAGGCGATGCGCTGGGGCGGGCTCGATCCATGGCAGGTCGCCAACAAGGCGTTCTTCGTCAACGATCAGATCGCCTACGAATCGCAGCTTCTGGCGGCAGTCATCATCCTGCGGGCGCCGATCCAGGACCGGCCCGACTACAGGTTCGAGAGCGAGGGCGACAACCGGGTCTGCATCGTCTCCGTGACCTTGAAGAACGGCCGCAAGATCGAGCATCGCTCGCCGCCGTTCGGCAAGATTCTTCCGAAGAACTCGCCGCTGTGGAAAACCGATCCAGACCAGCAGCAGGGCTATTACACGATCCGGGCACTGTCGCGCCGGCATTTCCCAGACATCGTGCTGGGCGCCTATGACCGCGACGAGATCATCGACCTCGAACCGGTTGTGGTCGACCGCCGCAGCCCCCAGGAAATCCTGCGCGACAAGCTCGCGACGACGACGGCCGCCAACGGCGGCGCGCCCGCCGGCGACGGCTTCGTTGGCTCGGAAGCGCATGCCGCCGCGCAGGCGCAGGGGGCGGCCGTGGATGCGGCGGCGGCGGCCGGGCCAGATCAGCCCACGGAGCCGGCCAAGGCCAGCGAGCAAGCGCCGGCGGCTGCGGACGCCGCCGTTGTGCAGGAACCGGACAGCGGACCCGACATGACGGACATCCTGCAGGACGCGCTGAATTGCTTCGCATCCTGTGAGACGATCGAGGAGATCGAGGAAAACGCCGCGATCATGACCGAGCCCGGCGGCTGGTTTGCCAAGGCCGACGCCGCGACGCAAAAGATCGCGATGGGATTCGTCGAGGCCGCGCGCTTGCGGCTGGCGGGCGAGGCGGCGAAGAAGGCGGCCGAGGCGGAGGCCGCGGCCGAGCGCGCCGCCGAGGAACGGCTGAACGGCGGCGAGGTGTCTGCTGCGGACCCCGCACAGCAGGAGCATCCGGCGCTCGCCGAGGCGCGTGCTGCGGCGGCGAAGGGCACGCGCAAGCTGAAACTCGCCTGCGGCAAGCTGTCGGCGGACGACTACGCCGCGCACGTCGCGCCGCACCGCAAGGAACTCGACGCGCTGGCGCGCGACGCCGACGAAAGGAACCTGTGATGGCCGAGATCAACGATGCGCGTGACCGCGCGCTGCGCGAGATCGGCGCGAAGTGATGGCCGCCGGCAAGACCACGCTGGAGGCGAGACTGCTGCGGCCGGTCATCGACCGCATGCAGAAGCGCGCCGCCGAAATCAGGGAGCAGAACCCGCGCGCCGCGCGCGTCCTGGGCCTGATCGCCGACGACCTTGAAACCGATCTCGCCGAGATCGAGGCCGCCGACCGCGCCAGCGCGCCAGATGAGGGCGCGAAGAAGTGACCCTGCTGCCGGTCAACCAGCTGCGGAAGCCGATTCCGCTGCGCGTCAAACTCGAGGCGTGCCTGCTGCGCCTCGGGTTCACGATCGAGCAGATCAGGACGCCGGGCGCGATCCATTTCGATCATTCGCCGCCGCTCGGGATGCGCGGCCAGAAGGTGGTCGCCGGCAAGGTGGTGTTCGATCCCGACCAGCACGATCCGCAGCACATCTATCCGATGCTGGCCGAGCCGCACCGCAGCAAGTCGAGCGGCGGCAAGGCGACCTGCGCCGACGGCGACGCGCACAAGATCGGCAAGGCGCGCCGCCTGTCGAAATCGCAGGCCGCGTTTCGCGCGCAGCTGCTCGCCAAGGCCGCCGGCGAACCGCCGCCGGCGCCGCAGAAACCGAAACGCAAATGGCCGAGCCGGCCGATGAGGAGAAAGAACCATGTCCGCACGAACCCGCGCTGACGCCAAGGCCGCCGCCGCTGCTTACCAGCAAATCGAAACCGGCGAGGCCGCGATCCGCCAATGGTCGGACATGATGGGGGCGATCGACGACGGGCCGGTACACATGAGCGAAATCGGGCGAACGGAACTCTACAGCCTGACGGTGCAGCAGCGGCATGGCCCTGGCACGCGCGTCATCGCCGCCAGCGCGCTCAGCGTCGCCGGCAAGGCGAAGGTGGTCCGCTTCATCTTGCAGACCCTGATCGACGATGCCGGCGCGAAAGTCGCCGCGGCGAAGCGCACCCTGAACCAGCTCGGGTTCGACCCGGAGGCGCAGTCGTGAGCCCAACGGTCCCGAAGGCGCTGCTGATCCGCCGCATCCAGAACGAGCCGCCAATCGCCGACGATGATGATTTCCGGCACATCGCGTTTCCCGATGGCGGGATCGAGGTCGTCGATCCCGACACCGGCGCCACTACCGGCAGCATGACCTGGGGCGAAATCATCGAGGTCGTCGCCGGCGTCTTTCCGCTGCATCCGAACCACGCGCCGTTCGTCCGCTATCCGATGCGGAGGCTGGAGGAATGGAAGGCGCAGCACGACGCTAGGATGGCGCGACGGGCCGCGGCGCGCGATGAAGCCGCCACGCCCGCCGCAGACCAGTCCAAGGAGTCGGAGTGATGGCGAAACTCGCAGGCGTCGCGCCGGCCCTGCTCGATCGCGTCGAGGGGTTGCTGCCGATCGACGGCCCCGGCGTCAAACCGAGCGACTTGCAAAAGCACATCAGGTGGTCGGCGCCGCCGACGATGGTGCGCAAGGCGATCATGGATCTCTGCACGCTGGGGCGCGCGAGATTTGAGGGACCGGACGGTTTTCGGCGCTACTGGCGCGTCGCTGCCGCCCCGGAGGAAGGAGATCAGGCGCATGTCCAAGAAACCGTTTGAGGATCCGTATGCCCATCTGCCGCGGCGGCGGATGTTCGTCGAGGACGATCTTGTCACCGTCCCGCCGGAGAAGCCGAAACGGCTTGCCGCCGCGCGCGCCGCGCTCGCCGGCGTCGGCCAGGACGAGACGCCGAAGCCGAAGAAGCGCAAGACCGTGGCGAAGCGGCCGAAGAAGAAGCCGCGCAAGGCGCCGCGCAAGCGCAGGACCAGCAAGCCGGTGCAGGCGCCGTGATGTTCCAGCGCGTTATCGCCGGCTGGGCGCTGTTCTGGCTCGTCGGGGTCTGGCTGATCTTCGATCTTCCGTGGCGCCTCTGGCCGCGCCGAGAACCGAGCTCCGATTTCGTCTGGCGCATGTTGGAGCCGCGCGACGATGTGACGCCGCTCGAACTTTCGGCGATGTTCGGCCGTCAGGTCTACGGCCAGACCAGGCCGCCGTGTTTCCGGTTTCAGCGCGACGAGTTCGAGGATATGCCGGCAGGGGCGCGGCGGCATTTCGTGCGCGGCTGCGGGCCTGACGAGATCGGCGAGGAGTGATGGCGCAGTTCACGGACGAACGGAAGGCCGCCGAGGCGCGGCGCGAGGTCGACATGCGGCGCAGGATCTACAAGCGGCGCGTCGGCAACGGCGCGATGTCGGAGTCCGAAGCCCGCTATCAGATCGCGGTGATGGAGGAGATCGCCGCCGACTACGAAGCCAAGGCGGCGGTCAGAACGGCCGCGCCGGCGGCTGGCCCTGCTGAGCAACCGTCGGCGGCGCGGTCGTCGGGCTGACCGGCGCCTCTGAGCGTTTGCCGATCCACGCCCTGATTTCCTTGAGATCGCCTTTGATGTCGGCGATGGCGTCGCGGGCGTCGTCGAGGCGTCGACGGCTTACATCGTATTCCTGCAGGCGGCGATCGATCTCGATGCGCGCGGTATGGATCTGCGCCAAGGTGACGTCGATGGTGGCAAAACGGCCGGACAGCCAGAACAGTCCGGCGATGATGGTCGCAACGAGCGCGACGGTTTGATACGCCATGGTGATGATCGTGCCGGCGGTGAACTCGCGGCGGTATTCCATGCCCGCCTTTTGCGCAACTCGGTGGATCATCGTCCTGTTCCCCCCTTCGTCGAACCAGCCCGGCGGCCGGCGTCAGCCGGCCTTGGTTGCGGTCTGGATCACGATCCAGAGTTTCAGAAGGGTGCGGAACGCCTCGGCGGTGTTCCTGGGCGGATCGTTGCAGATCGCGGCGACCGCCTCCTCGGCCTGCTGTTCGATCCTGACCTTGTCGGCGCTGATGTGCGGCCGGAGCTGCGCGAAATAGGTCTCGGCCACGGCGATGATGCCGCAGGCGGTCGGGATGTCGTTGCGCGCCAGCGCCGCCAGCGCGTTGTCGGTCGCAGCCACCCCGGCGGCGATCTGATTCAGCGTCGAGTTGTATTTCTCGCAGCCGGAGACCAGGAGCGCGAGCGACAGGGCGAGCGGCGCGAGGAAGAAGCCCACGGCCAGCGACGGCAGGACGTTGCGGCCGGCCGGATTGGGCCCGACGCCGCCGTCACCGGCGTTGAGCGCGCGCGGGCGGTGGACGTAAATCGAAAATAGCGGCGGCGTCAGCGCGACGATGAGCGCCCCGGCCTGCTCGATCTGGCCGGCGCCTTGCCAGCCGCGGAACGAGAAATAGGCGGCGACCGCCGCGACGCCGGCGCGCAGGACGCCGAGAAGTGAATTTATCGTCAGCTCGTGCGCGCGCCACGAGAAGAACGCCATCAGCGCGGTCATGCCGAAGCCCGTCACCTGTTGCCAGGTCGCGTCGTTGGCCGCGCCATAGGCCAGCACGACGCCGCCGAGGAGCGAGAACAGGTTGCGGGCGGCTCCAAGGGCCTGCTGCTGTCGTTCGGGGAGCATGTCGTGTTCCTTTCGGTTGGAGATCAGCGGACCAGCGCCATGTAGACGCAGAAGCCAAGGCCGACGGTGAGGCCGGCGGCCCACAGCAGGGCGCCGAGTGTGGCGCCGGAGCCGAGTTCGCCGTCGATGTCGGGCAGATCGGGCGAATTGAACAGGCCATGCGCCATATCGGCGGGCTGCATGTCGGCGAAGGTGAGCGGCGTCGCTTCGACCTTGCCGGTCAGGAACCAATCCCGGTCGCGGCGCCTGCGCGCGGTCAACCCGGCGACGGCGCGTCCACCGGCCTTGTTCCAGTCCAGGAACTTGCGCGCCGCCAGCGTGACGTCGCCGGCAAGATAGGCCTTGAGCAGCGACGAGCCCGCGAACGCGCCGACGCCGATGTTGAACGCGAGATCGACGAGGGCGTCGAACTCGTGCTGGAACACCGGGCGTTTCACGTTGGCGAGCAGCTTGGAGACCGCGGCCTCGGTTGTCGCCAGGTCGCGGATCAGGATCGCGTCGGCTTCCTCGGCCGAGATCGTCATGCCAGCCTTCACCTGCGGCGCGCCGGCGGCCGACGTATGGCCGTAGCCGATGGTGAGAACGCCGACGCAATCCCTGTAGGCGACGAGGCGCAGGCCTTCGGACGGTTCGAGAACGCGGCGCCGACACTCGGCGCTCATTCTGGTTGGGCGAATCGGAACCATGATGTCGTCACTCCCCGCCTGCGCGCACGCGCTCGCGCAAGCGATTCATCGTCGAAAGCTGGCGCTCGCGCAAGGCGCGCAGCTCGGTTTCCTGTTCGGTCGGCGTCATGTCCTTGTTCTGCTGGATGCGGTTCATCTGCTTCGTCAGATCCGACAGCGTCCCGGTTCCCGATCTGAACAGGCGCGCAGCCCTGATGTCGGCCTGGTGCTTCTCGTAGAAGTCCTGCACCAGCTCCGCCTTCGAGGGATCGATCTGCGCCGCCTTTTTCAGGTCTTTGAACCGGGTTTCCGCAGCGAACGCCTTGTCGCGCGCTTCGTAATAGGCGCGGCGGTCGGCCGAATCGTACTGCTTGCCGCCGCCGATGAAGGCGTGCGCCACTGGCACGTCGGTCGGGTCCGGCTTGCGGCCGGAGCGGACATCGCTGGCGGCGTCGCCGGCGCGTGAGGCGACGCCCTGCAAGGTCGACGTGAAGTAGCTCATGACCTCGCGGTAATCCTCGGGGTGGTAGTCGAGCCCCGTGGTCTGGTGCGCGACGCGCGCCAGCCGCTTCCACATTTCGGCGGTGGAACGGAATCCCTTTTCGGACGCCGGGATGCCCTTGTTCCAGGGTTCGTCGGACGGATGCACCGGCGCGCCGTGCCAGTTCTGGTTCATGGCGACATGCAGGAACGGCCGCATCAGCTCCGGCGTCATCTTGCCGACCAGCGAATGCTCCTGGGCGAGCGGCGTCGTGCCTTCGAGAACCGAATGCGTCAGGTTGCCAAGAATCTTGCCGACGTCCTGTTTCGATCGTCCCTCGGCCCGCATCATCAGCGCGATGACGGTCTGACCGGCGACGAACGGCATGGCGTAATTGTAGGGAAGCGAGATCTGCAGCATGTACGGCCGCTTCTTCTCGTCCTTGGCGCCGGGGATCGGAACGACGACATGCAGCCGCCGCGTCCAGTCGCCGGTTTTCTCGATGAACGGCGTGCCGTCCTCGTCGTTGCCGCCGAACAGATAGGCGTAGAGCGCCGCCGCCATGCCGAACGAGAACATGCCGCCCATGACCTTGCCGAGCATCTGGCGCGGGTTCCGGCGCGCGGCGCGCGCCATGCGCGAGGCGGTCTGTGCGGCGGTGTTGGCGAACGGCCACATCAGCGCCAGGTAGTTCGCCCACACGCCCTTGAGCGCGAAATCGACGGTGGCCTCGCGCGCGTCGAGCGCGGCGTCGATCTTGTTGAGCCCGCGTTCGCGCGCCTGCATGTAGGCGACGAGGCGCTGGGCGTTGTCCATCGCCGAGGTCACAAGGTCGATCGCCTCGTGCGCGGTGCGCATGTAGCCGATCGAGGCCTTGACCGGGTTCTTGTCCAGCGTCAGCAGCGCACGATCCATCTTCGCCCTGATCCGGTCGACGCCGCCGAAGTCGGCCCACGACATCAGGCCGCCCTGCTCGCGCATTTCGTGGAAGGCGGCGAGGTACTTGTCGTGCTGGGTCGCGTTCGGATCCTGCGCGCGCCGCGCGAGATCGGCGCGCGCCGCCGCATCGAGTCCGTGGTAGGCGCGGATCGCGCGGTAGGCCGGCCCCATCGGATAGCTCTTGAACGATCCCAGCGCCGCCTTGCCGCCATGTTCCGCCGCGTTGAGCGCGCCCTCGATCGGATAGCGCATGCCGAAGTGGCGGGCGACGAACTCCGCGTTCCAGTGCGTCCAGGCGCTTTTTGCGACGTTGACGACGCCGCCGGCCCAGGCGAGCGTCCAGTGCAGTTGCTCCGCCGACATCCGCATCCACGCCTTGGCGATCACGGGATCGTCGAACACGATGTAGTGCGGGACGCCGCCGATCTTGAGCGGCACGACGTTGTCGCGGTGCCGCCAGGCGGCTTCCTCCTTGTAGTAGACAAGCCCGGTTTCCGGGTTGATCGCCTTCTCGAGGCGGCCCTTGTCGAGGCGGACGCCGGACAGTTCGTCGGCCGGGATGGTCCGCAGGAAGCGCCACGCCACCCGCAGCGCCTTGTTCTTCTCGGCGCGGTCGATGGTGCGCATCGCGTTGTTGATGAGCGTCGACAGCGGGTCGGCCGGGATGGTCTTGCGGCCGAACGCCTGCCGATGTTCCGGGCCTTTGACGCGCAGCCCGCCGCCGGGGCGCAGCTCGCGGGCGTTTTCGGGCGCCTGCGTCGGATCGTCCCAGCCCTGCAACGGGACATAGGCCTCGTAGCGCGTCGACAGCTCGTCGGCGTTCTTCTGCGACATCAGGCCGGTTTCGACCGAGCGTTCGAGGATGAAGTCGCGGATGTCGGCGACGTGGCGGGCGACGTTTTCAAGCGCGCCGGCTTTGCCCTCGCGCGTCAGCCGGTCGACGATGGCCTGCGCCTCGTCGTCGGTGATGCCGGAACCGCGGCCCTCGTTGCGCGGATCGATCTGATCCATCGCGGCGTTTCGCTCCGGGGCGTGCTTGGCATAGAGCCATTCGGCGATGTCCTGCCGCGACAGCTTCGCCTTCTTCGCCGTATCGAACAGCGGCTCCAGGAAGTCCTTGCGGAAATCCTGCTGCGCGGCGGCGAGCTGGCCGGGGAGGCGGCGCTTGGCCTTGTAGACGTCGTGCTGCGACGGGATGTTGCCGCCGCCGGCGATCTCCTGCTGCGTCGCCTGCACGCGGGCGTGCATGTCGAGAATGCCTTCTTTGATGTCGAGGCGGTCGGGCAGCTTGGAGATCCGATGCTCGACTTTCTGGCGCAGGCTGCGGTCGCCGAAATAGCGGCGGTCGGCGCCCTCCTCCGGGCCTCCTGCGGTTTCCGCGAAATAACGCCCGCTGGCGGCTTCGGCGCGTTCGCGCGCGGTCATGATCTCCTCGCCGTGGAGGCGAGAGCCGGTGCGCTCGGCCGCCGGGCGCTTGGCCATGTCGCCGCGCTGGAAGCGGCCGATGATGTCCTCGACGGTCTGGAAGCCGCGGCCGGCGAAGAAGTTGCGCAGCCGGCGCAGCAGCTCGTAGAGGCGGGCGAACACGCCGTTGGTGACGCTGTGCAGGCGCGGCGGTTCGCGGCCTTTGTTGAGCGCCGAGGCATAGGCGCCGAACGTATAGGCCTCGATCTCGACCGGCGGCATGTTGGCGGCCGTGCGCTCGCCCTTGGAGCTGGCAACAAAGGCGCGCATCCGCTTCAATTCCGCCGGCGAGCGCAGCACCGCCAGTTCGCGCGCCGTCGCCAGTCCGAGATCCTGCGCGGCGTGCCAGGCCTCGTGATAGGCGGTGTTGGCGGCGTCCGGCGCGAAGGTGGCGACGCGGACCATCTTCTCAATGCCCGACGAGTAGAGCCCGGTGATGTTCGGCGCCCTGTGGTCGCCGCCGCTGCGCTCGATGGCGTTGCGCGCGTTGTCGGCGTGGAGGCGGATTTCGCGCGTGATCTCGTAGCCGACCTCGCGCGGCAGCACGGTGTCGAAAATGTCGGCGACCTGGTTGACCATGCGCGCCAGTTCGGCGCCGTGGCGGTCGGGAATGCCTTCGGCGTGGGTCCAGCCCTCCGGCGCGGTTTGCGCCATTTGAGGCCTGGCGGCTTTGCCATCGACGATGGCCTGCGCGATGTCCTGATGGTCGCGGGTCTCGAACACCGCGCCGACCTTCATCATGGCGCCGATCATGTCGACGGCCTTGGGCGCGCTGAGATCGGCGCGCATCCTGGAGCCCTTCTTGATCCAGCCGTCGAACACGGCGCGGACGACGGCGTCGGCGTAGTAGCGGCCACCGCTGGCGCGCGCCGCCGGCAGATCGAACTCATAGGATCCGCGCGATTTGCGGATCATCACGACCTCGTCGGTCGTGGCGACCTCGCCGTCGGGGAGACGGTCGAGGAACTGCATCACCTGCTGCGCCTTGGCGAAGCGGATCGGCCGGTTCGCCATGAAGTCGTTCCGTTTGAACGCCTTCGGCATGAGGATGGCGGCGCGGCTGGAGCCGTCCTCCATCGTGTGGGTGATGATCTGGCCGCCGCCGTTGGTCTGATCGTAGGCGGCGAGAATGTTGCCGGCGAACATCCAGCGGACGTCTCGGCCTTCCTTGCGCGCCTGCTCGAAGGCGCCGGCTAGCGTCGCCGGGGTGTAGGTGTAGGACGCCGGCGAGATCGTGAGACCTTCCTTGTCCGATTTGGCCTGGAACTGCGGCGTGAAGATCTGCGACAGCGGCGCGCCGATGGTGCGCGCCGAATCCGGGACCGCGACCGCAAGATGCCACGCCGACAGCGCGACCGGATTCTTGCCGGGCTTCGTCTTGGAGGCGAAGTCGAGGACGACGGCGGGCATGTCGGCGCCCTGGAACCTGATGCTGATGATCTGGCCCGGCGCCGCCAGATTGGCGATGGCCTGCCAGCGCGCGATGTTGTCGTCGTGCTTCTTGCGCGCGCTCGCCTTGGCCTCCGGCTGTTTCAGCGCGGCGACCTCCTTGTCGGCATAGGCCTTGGCTTCGGCGGTGATCGCGGACACCAGCGTCGCCTGACGGGCCCGTGCCTCGCGCTGGACGACCGGCAGCGATTTCGCAAACGAGGCGTCGGCGGGGCGCGGCATGTCGAGCCGATCAAGAACCGCGCCGAGGACTTCGTCGGGCGTCATCGAGCGGCCCGTCGCCTTGACCGAAACCTGTTCCAGCCGGACCTCCGCCTCGAACGGCGAGGGGCCGCGCGCCGGCTTGATGATGGTCGAATCCAGCACTTTGGCTTGCAGATCGAACGCCTTGGCTTCGAGATCGTTCAGGCCTTCGGCGTCGAGCCGTTCGATCAGCGCGACGTAATTGTCGGTCAGGGTGTCGATCAGCGCCTGCTGTTCGGCCGGGCGCAACATGGTGAGGCGTCCTGTGACTTTCGCCATGGCGCCACGAATGCCGTCCTCGCCGTCGGCCTCCAGAGAAACCGGGAAGCCCAGCCTGGCGTTGGTTTCAGGATCGTCGAGCATCGCCCGCGTCGCGACGAGATCACCGTACTTGTTCATGAAGTCGACGGCCTCGCCGGTGAAGGCTGACTTGCGCGCCGCCGTCGTGTTGGCGTTGAGGCTCGCCATTTTCTTCATCAGCACAGCCGTCGGCCGGACCTCGGCCGGGATGTCGGCGGCGAGCTGGCTGTAGGCGGGAAGCGCAACCTGGCCTGTCCTGTGGATGCGACCGAGCATCTGCATGTGGACGTCGATGTTGGGATCGGCCTGCACCAGGATCATCCGGCGCTTCTGCTGGTTCTTGAACCGCTCGCCGGCGTGCATCGAGACGCCGGTCGAGCCCGACCGGTTGAGGATGACGGCGTCGACATCGCCATTGTTGAGCATGCGGATCGTGACGCGCTTGCCGGCGGAGCCCTGTTCGGCGGCGGGGCGCAGGACATAGCGCGGCTCCGCGCCGCTGTAGTCGATCATGGAGCTCCGGCCCGTGACCTCGCGGACGCTGTAGCCGGCCTTCTGGATTTCGTGGCGGATCGCGTCGATCGGCGAAATCGGCAGTTCGCTCATGTCGATGGCGTCGAGCATCGCCTTGGCCTGCTCGTAGGACTGCCGGGCGAGCGGCGACATATCGGCCAGCGGAATCACGAAATGCCGTTTGGTGTCGTCCGGCATTTTGATCGTGACGCGGCGCGTGCGCTCGAGATAGCGGCGCAGGACGTCGCCGAAGTCGAGATTGATCGGGTCGCCGTCCTTGACGCCGGCCGATTCCGTGAAGTCGCGCAGGAACTTTTCCATCGTCGCCGACAGCGCGATGACCGGCCGCTCGCCGTCGCGCAGCGCCTGGATCGCGCGCTCGGCCGCGCCCTTGGCCTTGATCGACAGCACCATCTGGCTGATGGCGTTGTGCATGATCGAGGAGAACTCGGTGGTCGAGGCGGCGCGGTCGCCGGTGCCGCCATCGGTTCCGACGCCGGCGCCGTGCTGGGCGGCGATCTTGTCGGCGATCTGCCTGCGTTCGTCACTGAACAGGCGGTCGTGCTGGAAGATCGCGCCGAGCCCGTCGGTGAAAGCCTCGTAGGCCGCAGCGTCGACCGGCAGCGTTTCGACTTCGTAGGAAACGCCCTCGAACGACCGCTCGCGGCGCACGTACTGGCCGGCGCGCGACAGCATCGCAGCGACGATTTGCTGCATCGGGACGCCGCCGGTGGCGATCAGCTCGCCGAGTTTGGCGGGATCGTCGACCGCTTTCGCCATGTCGGTGCGCGCGAACAAGTCCATGACTTTCGGCGACTTTGCGTAGGTGGCCGACGAATAGAGGACGGCCTTGGCCTTGCCGACAGCTTCGCGGAACACCTTGGAGCGCGGCGGCGCCGCGTCTTTCTTGCCGCGGCCTTCCTCGCCCTGGCCGCCGGCGTTGTGCGCCTCGTCCATGATGAGGAAGGCGCGGGGCGCGATGGCGCGCAGGAACTCGCGGCGGTCGGTCTCCTGGCCGGCGACGCTGTTCATCTGATCGTAGGTCGTGAACACGACGTCGGGCGTCCGCGTGCCGGCGCGGATTTCGTGCATCATGCGCGCGGCGCTATCGGTGGTCTGCGACGTCGAGAACGCGCCCTCGCGCGGCGGCGGCTTGTCGCCGGCGTCGATCGCGGCCTGCGCCTCGGCCACCCATTGCACGGCGCGTTCGTCGAGCGGGACGCGGACGCCGGCGTTGGTCATGAACATTTCGATCGGGCGGCCGAGTCCCTTGTCCCAGCCGATGTCGTGCAGATCGCGCCACATGTCGCCGTAGAGGTCGGGCTTCTCGGTGACGAACACCGGCAGCATGCCGCGCTTGTGCGCGTAGCGGATCGCGCCGGCGACGACGCGGCCCTTACCGATGCCGGTCTGATCGCCGACAATGAAGCCGGCGCCTTTCTCGACATTGTCCAGGGCGAGGCCGAGCGCGTCGATCTGCTCCGCCGAGAACGGCCGCGCCTTCTTGCCGTCGTCGCCGATGAAGTACGGGCCTTCGGTGTCGATGTCGTAACCCAGCGCATCGGCGACGTAATGATCGATCTGGCCGTGCTGGCGCTGAACCGCATCGAGCGAGTCGGCGACCGGCGCGGCGAGATTGGCGGGGATCAGCGTGCCAAGGCCTTTGGCCTTGGTCGAGGCCGGGCGATACGGCGCCTGGCCGGCGGCGTTGGCCGCTACAGGCCGCCCTCGGTCGGGATCAGGGACGAAATCAGCTCGTGCACCGTCTCGCACCGGGCCGGGCGCAGGTTGTGTTCCAGCGCCCACGTCGACTCGTCGAACAGGCGCGGGTTGTCCGCGATCAGGCTCTGCGCCCACGCTTCCAGTTGGCCTCTCGGGGGCTCGTGCTGGAGCAGGTTTGCGTCCTGCAGCAGGGCCTCCGCCTCCTCCCGAAGCGGGCGCTTTTGCTCCGCCGGCGCCTGCCGGATCAGATACACCAGCTTCCTCGCCGCGGAGTCCAGAAGCTCCTGGCGTCTCGCCGTCGGGTCGTGGGCTGCTCTGGCCATTCAGCTTTTCCTTGACCTCGCCCCATGTCGTCAGCAGGGGCGGCGGTTCCGCGGTAAGCGGCGCGCGGGCCGATTGACCCTTGCCGTCTATCACGATGACATCGACGGGCCAACCGGCCCCCTGCCGCGCGTAGAGATCGCCGGCGACGGTGAAGATGTCGACGACGTTGTAGTCGCGCATCAGGCGGTAATAGAACTTGCGTTTCGATGCGGCCTGATAGCCCTTGGCGCGCTCGGCCTGGCTTTCGGCCTTGACGCCGCCGACGATGAGGACGGCGCGGCCGTCGGGCTTCATCGCCTGCAAGGCGTTCAGCGCAATCGCGAAATCGATGTTGGTGGTGGCGAACTCGCCGACGCGGAACGTCTTGCTTTCGCCGCCCTCGCGCACCGCGCCGAACGGCGGGTTGGCGATGACGACGTCATAGCCCGGCAGCGTCATGCCGCGCACGACCGGCTTATTGAACGGTTCGGTGGCGGCGTCGCGGTTGGTGACGCCGAAGCCCTGCGCAAACAGGGCGTCGCGCCGGGTCTCGTCGATCTCGTTGGCCAGCGTGCGGTCGCGGTTGGCCTCGATCAGCAGCATGCCGTTGCCGGCTGCGGGCTCGAGGACGTAGGACTCCTTGGTGATCCCGGCGAGCCGCGAGGCGACGAACGCCAGCGGCGCCGGCGTCGAATAGGCCTGTTCGGCGACCGATTTCGAGGTGCGCGCGCCCAACCTGGGCTGTCCTTCGTAGAGGACGACGAGGCGGCCGAAGATCTCGGACGCGCGCAGGCCGTGCATGGTGGCGATCTCGCGCGCGACCTCGACCAGGCCGCGCTCGATCGCCTCCTCGATCTGCTTGCTCTCGGGCCCGCGCGTCGGATCGGGCGTCCAGCCGGCGTCGCGCATGAACTTGCGGGCTTCAACGATCGTCTCGAAGCCGGGCGCGTCCATCGTGGCGATGGCGACGAGGCGGTCGCGCAGCGCCTGCGCCGGGGTCAGGGCGTCCTTGCGCGCCGGCGCCATCAGGCCGGGCATGTCGGCTGGATAGGTGCGCTTGCCGGTCTCGGCGTCGCTCGCCGCGATGGCTTGCGCCATGGCGGCGGCTTCTTCGCGCGTCATCGGCGTGACGCCCTTGGCCGACTGGAAATGCGTCGGAGGAACGCCGGGTTCTGCGGAGAGGCGGATGGCCATGTAGCCCTCGCCGCGCGCGCCCTCGGTGTGGCCGGCGACCTTGCGCACCGCCCAGCCGAGTCCGTCGGGGCCCTTCACGGTCTGCGGCGCGGGCGTCGCCAGCAGCGCGTCGTAGAACTTCGGCTCTACCGCGCCTTCATCGCGGCGACGTCCTCCAGCACCGCCGTTCGCGTCGGTCCCTGCGGGAACTGCTCCGCCTTGCGCTGATACTCCGCCAGCTTCGGGCTGCCCGGCGGCGGCGGTTCTTCCGGCCAGTAGGCGTCTGGCGCCGGCGCCTTCGCTGGCTGCGAGGAGACGGAGGCCAGCGTTGGCCGCAAGGGTCGTTTCATTGGCTGCTTCCTTGATTTGCGCGGCGAGATCGGCGACCGGCGCCAGTGCATCGTCGGCCGCCGACGTCTCGTAATCGATGATGTTGGCGTCGTGCAGGATGCGATTGGCCAGGTCTTTCTCGCGCTTCCACAGCAGGGTCGTATCGACGCCGGGGTGACGGGCGGGGCCGCCGATAATCAGCGCGGCGCGGCTATGCGCCGATCTGGCGACGTCCAGAACCGTGCGCTGCGCGGCGGCCGGATCGGCGCCGGCGAGCGCGGCGCGCATGGCGTCGGTGAGGCGCGCGGAATGGGTCGCGCCGTCGTGGCCGTGGGCATGCACCGAGGCGACGCCGGGGAAACCAAGCACGGCGACGTCGACCGCGCTCAACGAGGTATTGCCGGGGTGGTTATGGTGGCCGGCGAGATGGGCGCCGGGGTCCTTCATCTGGTCGACGAGATCGGCGCTGAACCGGATATGGCCCTTCGATCCGCCGTCGAGGACATGAGCATGCGCGCCGTCCCTGTCGGCGAACACCGCATGCTCGACGCCGCTCTCGCGGCCCTTGCGCAGGACGATGTCCTTCGGCGCCTCCGGCGTCGCGGCAGCCGGCGCGGGCTTCTGGTCGAACAGCTGCGGCGCGGTCTCGCCATCGTCGAACATGCCGCCGGGCGCGGCCTGCGGCTTTTTCGCCTTGAGGCCTTCGCCGGCCTTCTTCTTCGCCAGATCGGCGGCGCTGATCTTCTCCGCGCCGGGGATGACGGTCTGCGGCTTCCCCTCGGCCCCGGGCTCGGTGGTTGGGGCGTCGGCAGGTTTCTCCACCGGCGCCCGCTGCGCATCCTCTGCCGACCATGAACGTATGGCGCGGCCATCCCTTAGAACACCCTCTCCCTCGTCTTCGCCGATTTCAACGCCGCGGCCACCAACAAGCGTTAGGGTGTCGCCGATGTAAGGCGCAAGAATTTCCAGCTTCCTGACTACTTCTTCGCGCGTAACATCATTGTCAAAATAGATTGTTGACGTTCCGCTTAGTTCTTCATCTGTAACCCGGCCGTCGTCCCATCGACGCGAGTTCGGAAAATACTCCCCGTCCGGAATCCTGCGGCCGTCATCAACCCTCAATCCGAGATATTGATCGGATGACTGATCTGCCGCAGCGACAATCTCGTCGACAAGCTTAGCGTTCTGCGAAAATGGGTTCTGCCGCGTCCGAGGCTTACCCTTTGCCGCCGGCCGCTTTGCCATGTCGACAAGATCGGTCTGTGCGGCGGTATCGCCGAACAGGCCCTCGTCGGCCGGCCTCTGGTCTACTGCGGGCCGGAGCGGCTTGTCGGCGAGGTTCTGCGCCTGCTCGGCGTCGCTGATCTTCTCGGCGCCGGGGATGACGGTCTGCGGCTTCCCCTCGGCCCCGGGCTCGGTGGTTGGGGCGTCGGCAGGTTTCTCCACCGGCGCCGGGCCTTGCGTCCGTACCGTGCCGAGCTCGCGACGGCGCGCCTCGCGCACCGCGGCGTTGGCGGCCGCCTCCGAGAAATACTCCTCGAGCGCGGCCTTGGTGTTCTCGATGTCCTGCCGAGCCTCGTTGATCCGGTTGCGGACCTGGCGCGCCCATTCGTCGTGCTTCTTGATGCCATTGGGCGGCTTGCCTTCGCCGCGCATGATGCCGGGCAGCGCCTTGTGGCCTTCGCGGATCGCGCGCCACGCCGGCATAAGCTCGGTTTCGATCGCCTCGTCGAAGATCGAGGCGACGTGTTCGGCGACGCTGCCCTCGCCTTCCGCGCCGGGGACATAGCGGCCTTCGGTTTCGAGCGCCGCGATCTTGGCGGCGTCCATCGCCGGGAACGTGTCGTTGAAGTCCCACGGGCCTTTCGGCGTCAGCCGGACGCTGACGGTCTCGTCGGCGTCGCCGGCCTGAACCTCGGCGCGCGCCGTGGCTTCTACTTCACCGGGTTTTCCGCGCTTCCCTTCGTCCCGCGGCGCTCGATCTTGCGCATCTTCGCCAGCACGCGCAGGTTCTTGAGGTCGGCGCTGATCCGCGCCTTCTTCTCCGCCCCTGTCGCCTTCTTGCCGGCTTCCTCCAGCCGCTTGATCGCGGCCTCCAGTTGCGCCGGCGGCAGCTTCTTGAGCCGGCGGGCTTTCGAGGTAGTCGTCCCACGGGATTGCATCGTAGCCGTCCTCGGTCGCGGTCGCGTCGAGCGCCGCCTTGGTTTCGGGGGTCTCGTGCGCGAGCCGCATTGTGGCACGCTCGAACGCTTCGTCCCAAGCCTGCCCGTCCTCGACCATGAGGCGGGCGGCAAGATCGATCGCCTCCTCGTCGGGGTGGAGGTCGTGGCGTCCGAGTTCGCCGCGGATCTCCAGACGCGCGCGCGCCAGATCCTTCTCGTGCCGGCGCTCGGCCCGCTTCTGCGCGGCCTTGTCGGCGATGCGGTCCAGCGCCTCCTGGTCGTCGCTCGAATAGGTCGGATGCTGGTCGATCAGGTCGAGCAGATCGGAGACCGTCGTCTCCGCCATCTGGCGATCTTTCATCGGCCCGAAATAGCCGGCCTCGGCGGCGCGCAGGCGCGCGTCGTCGAGGCTCATGCCGCGCGAGTTGACGAGACCGATGAAGCGTTTGCCGAGGTCGCGCGAGCGCAGTTCGCCGCCGTCGTCCTTGACGCCGCCGTTCGAGCGCAGCCAGCCGATCAGCGTCACCGGCTTGCCGCCGCCTCGCCGGCGCGCGGGCTTCTTCGGTTCGGCGGCGACAGGCGCAGCCGCTGCGGCGGGCGCCAGCCCTGTTTCATGTGGAACCGGCGCATCGGCTTCGGCCGGAGGCGCCATCGGCTTCGTGCGCCGGCCCTTGGCGAGCCAGTTCTGCAGATCGGCGGTGGCGATCTCGGTGATTGCGCCGATGCGATGGACGCCGGAACCGTCGGAGAAGCCCTTGGCGTAGAGGCGCGCCGCCTCGCCGACGCTGTCCGCGCCCAGGATGACCTTGTGTTCGTCGAACGTGCCGGTCTTGGGGTCGTGCTGGTCGACGACGAACGCCTTGCCGGTCGGCCCCTTGTCGCCGATCAGAACGTCGACATGGTCCTTGTCGGCGCCTTTGGTCCCTTTGATGTAGCCGTAGTCGCCGGGCATTTCGACCGACCACGCCTTGCCGTCGGGGTCGACGCCGCTGCGGGTCGAGCCCTTCGGGTTCTCGATGGAGATCGGCAGGCCGTCGAACTCGATGTGGCCCTTGCGGTAATTGCCGGCCTCGGCCTGCGCCGGGGTCGGCTCGGTGTTGACCTTGTCGCGCGCCGCCGCGACATCGTCGGGGGCTTCGACCTTGACCGGCTTGGCGCGCGTGCCGGCGGTCTCGGGCGCAGCGCCGACGCTAGTAATCTCGTTGCCGAGGTGGATCGTGCGGTAGGCCGGGAGGCCGTTGACCGTTTCCGGTTTCCATAATTCGACCGGCGTGCGGCCTTTCTCCGGCTGCGTCGTGAACGGCACATTGCGCCCGCTGGGCGCGATCCCCCATTGCCCGTCCTTGTTCTTGGTCGCGACCGATAGCGTCCCGTCGCCATGGTCGATGATCCGCGCCGTGCCCTGCGGCAGCGCGAGGCGCTGACCGTCTTCGCTGGCGATATAGACCGTCTTGGCCGATCTGGGCTTCAGCCCCTCGTCGCCTTCATGTCCGACGTCGGCGCGCGCCGCTTTGGTGCGGGTCGTCGTGCCGTCATCATGCACCTCGTAGGTCGAGCCCTTCGCCGTCTGGAACGTCGTTGCCCGACCTGAACCGGCCGTTTTGGACGTGCCAGCGGCGTCGGGCGCGCGCGTGATCGTGGCGGCGGCGGCCCCGGCTCTCTCCTTCTGGATCGCGCGGAATTTCTCGGCCTGGGCGCGAAAGGTCGCCGCGAAATCCGCATCGCCGGCGGCCTCGGCCTCCGTCGCGATCCGCTCGGAGTCGCTCACGATCTCGGCGATCTGGGCGTCGGAATAACGCCCGGCGCGGTCGTCGACCGCTTGACCTGAACCGGCGGTTTCCGGAGCGGGCTTTTGCGCTTCGGGGGGAACCGCCGGCGCCGTGTAGCCGGCGTCGCGCAATTCGGCGGCGCGCTCCTTCGGCGAGAGAAGGCCAATATCCTCGTCGGCCCAGCCCGCGGCGCGCAGCGCCGTGTTCTCTGCTTCTACTGCCGCGTCGGGTGCGGGTCCGCGATCTGCGCCGGGCTCACCGGCCGGTGAAACTGGACGTTCCTCTGCACCGGCCGGTTTCCCCTGTTCCGGGACAGGGGCCGCCGAAGCGGGTTGTTCGGTGTCGCGCGTCGCGCGGTGGAACGCGCCGCCCATGCCCGCGCCCATGATGCCGCCGGCAACCGCGCCGCCGAGGCCCTGATTGATCACGTCGTCCATCAGAGACTTGTTCGGGTCGGCGTGGCGGACGGCTTCGTTCTGCGCGACCTGCTGGAGCACGGACTGCGGAAGCTCTTCGGCCAGACCTTCGCCCAGCGCCGCGCCGCCGAGGCGCTTCGCCGTGTCCTTCCAGCCGCCGCCCGCGGCGCGCCCGAGGAACGACTTCGCGATGATGCGGTCGCCAATGCCGCCGAAGATGCCGGTCGCGATGCCGCCCGTGACGAAAGCGCGAACGCCCATGTCGCGCGCGAGCGCGTGGCGCGCCGCGTCCTCGCTCATGCCCTGCGCGACCATCATCTTAAATGCGTCGGACTGGCGCAGCGTCGCGATGGGCAGCTTCTCGATCTCTTCCTTGACCTCGCGCTCGGACTGCGCGCCGCCCAGCGCGCCTTCCGTCACCGCGCCGGCGACGGTGGCGACGGTCGCCGCGCGCGCGGCCGCGACGGCCGGCGTCGCGCCGCGGGCGATGTTGAGCGCATACGCGCCCTTGGCGAGTTTCAGCGCCGGTCCTGACGTGGCGATGGATTCCGGCAGCGATTGCAGCACCGCGCCGGCGTAGGCGCGCCAGTCGGAGAAGGCGTCGCCGAACTCGCCCTTGTCCTGATTCCACCACTTCTTGGCGAGCGACTCGCGCATCTTCGGCGAGTATTCTTTCTGGAGCCGTTCCTCGTTCGCCTTGGCGGCTTCCGCGCCGGTCTTGCCGCCGGTCATCCAGCGGTCGGCGGCGTCGATGGCGTTCATCACGCGCTCGGGCAGCACCTTGCGCGCCACGCCGTCGATGTCCTGCACCATCATGTTGAAGCCCCGATCAAGGGCCACACGCATGTCGTTCAGGGTGCCGATGACGCCCGGCGCGGCGGCGACGTCGGCCTCGTGGATGAAATCGCCAATCGGATCGGCGGCGGTCGGAGCCGCGGGTTCCGACGTCAGGCCTGTGGCCTTGGCCGCCTTGCGCAGCGCCTGGCCGAGGACATCGCCGAACGACAGCTGGCCGACGTCGTCCTGAACCCACTCGAAACCGTCGGGAGGCGCGACATGGCCGCCAAGTTCCGGCGGGCGCGGCGGCGGCAGCGGGGCGTTGGCGAACTGCGGCGCAGGGGGCGGGAGCTGCGCCTGCGGCGGCGTCAGTTCCGCAGGCCGCGGCGGCGGCAGCGGCGCGCCCGAGAAATCCGGCTTAGGAGCGGCGGCGGCGGCGGGCGGCTCGTCGATCCACTCGAAACCTTCGGGGGCGCGGTCGGACATCAGTCACCTGAGAGCGGCGGGTATTCCTGCGGGGCTTCTGCGGCCAACGGCTTGCGTTCGCCGTTCGGCCCGATCAGCCATAGCGAACCATCGGCCTTATTGCGAGCCTTACGCCAGACCTGCGGCCCGGCCGACGCATCCGGCGGCGAAGCAGGAGCCGGCGGGACAGCGGCGGCGGGCGGCTGCTGCACCGGCGAGGCCGCGGGCGGCTGCGGCTGGCCGGCGCGGCGCGGCGCGGCAATCTTCGGCTTCGGCGCGGCCGAACCTTCCTCGGCGCCGGCGTCCTCGTCCTCGCTATCGGCTGAGGTCGGGGCCGGGACCGCGCCGGCGCGCGGCGCGCCCTGCTGTGTGATGAGACCGCCGCCCCCGGGCTTCGGCTCCGGCGCGGCAGGCGCGCGCTCGTTGCCGTTCTCGTCGATCGGATAGTCGCGATTGAAGGTGTTGCGGTACATCCGCTCGAACATGGTCTGGCGGCGCTTCTGCTCGGCCGGTTTCAGATATTGCCAGTTCTCGTCGGTCGGATCGTAGCCCGACATCTGCCGCAGCCGCTGCTCGGTCAGCACCGCATCTTTCGGCGAAAGCTCCTTGGCCGCCTTCTTGTCGGCGTCGGCCGCATAGCTCGGCGCCATGATGTCGTGCCAGCGTTTGGTTTCGGCATCCTGCCGCTCGCCGCGCTGCTGCGCCTGGATTTTGTTCGAGACGTCGAACATCGTCTTGTAGAGTTCGAGCGCGCTCTTGCGCTCCTCGGCCTGCGCCTTGCGATGCGCCTCGGCGCGGCTCTGGATCGATTTCAGGCCGCCAGCGAGACCGGCGACGAAGGCGCCGCCCTTGTCCATGCCGGGCTTCACCGCATCGACGCCGGCCGCCAGTTGGCTCGCCAGCGCGGAGCCCAGCGATTCGTCGCCGGCCGCGGTCTGCAGGCGCGGGGCCTGCGACATCGGCGTGCGCAGCCGGGCCAGCACGCGACCGCTCGGCGATGGCGTCCCCGGATCGGCCGCCTCCGGCGAGAAGGGCCGCGGCAGATCGCCGGTGACGGACGGCGTCGCCGGGGTCGCCGTAGTCGGATCAACGGCGAGCGGGCCCGGCAGTCTGGCTCCTTGCAGCGTTTCGCCCGTCGCCGGGTTGTACCCGAACATCTGGCGCATGGTGTTGACGAAGTCGGCCATCTGGAGCCTCGATCAGGGAAGCAACATCGACAGCAGCGAGCCGCCGCCGCCGAACGCGGAATTGTTCGGCTGCGTCGCGGTCGAATTGTTCATGTTGAAGCCGACGCTGGAGCCGTACTGCGCCTTCGGCACGCCGCCGAGGATCTGCGCCAGCGTCGCGTACTGCGCCAGCGGCAGCGTGTTGCGCTCCTTGGACAACGCCATCGCGTTGGTGATTCCGGTCTGGCCGGCCTGCTGCTCGGTCGAGCCGAGCCCGGCGAGCAGCGAGGCGAGCTGCGTCCCCTGCCCGAACGCCTGCTGGCCGATCGAGGAGAGGCCGGAGCCGGCGCCGAGCAGGGTCTGCAAATTGCTGAGCCGGCTGGACTGCGCCGTATTCCAGGCGTTGTTGTAGGCCTGTCCGGTGGCGTTGGCGATCTGCTGCTGGGTGTTCTTGTCGAGCAGCGCCTTGACGACGCCGGCGCCGGTGCCGCCATAGGCGCCCTGCATGGTCGCCGACGCATTGTTGGCCTGGTTCTGCTCGCCGGCGGCCTGCGTGATGTTCTGGATCGTCGGCGCCAGCACCTGTTGCAGGTACGGCGACATGAAGGAGGCGGTGGTCGCGTTGGGATCGATCGCGCCGATGACGCCCTGCACGGCGCCGGCGGCCTGCGAGGTATACGGGTTCTCCTTGCCGAGCGCCTGCGACAGATAGGTCGAGGCCTGATTGAACGGCTCGCCGAACGAAGCCGTCAGCGGCCCGCTATAGGGCTGGTAGCCGTTCGCGCCGAGCCAGCCCGACGCCTTGTTGTAGATGTCCTGACCGCCGGTCTGGACCCACGGATCGTAGGTCTGCGACGAGTTCTGGACCTGCATGCCCATGCCCTGCTGGCTGGACGAACTTTTGAAGCACATCGTTATGCTCCCGTTTTCAGGGCGAGGGTGCGACCGGTCGGATAGATCGCGAAGTCCTCGCCGAACTGCTGCATGCGCGCCGCGCCTTGCCGCATCGGCCGGTGATGGATGAAGGCCGGGGTCTCCTCGCGCAGGACAAGATCGTAGATCTCGTCCATCAGCGCGCGCAGCACCGCGGGATAGCGAAACTCCTCGCCGGTGTGAAACCACATCGAGAAGAAGGATTCTTCGTCGCTGAACCACCACGGCGAGCGCAGGAAGCCGGCGGTGGCGGCGAGGACGCCGTCGGCCTCGACGATGATCGCGAGCCCGGCGCGGATCACCTTGGCGATTTCGCTCTGCGCTTTCAGCGAATTGACGGGAGCCGGCAGCCGTTCGCGCGCGACCAGGAACGAAAAGATGGCCTGCATGTCCTCGCGGGTTTCGGCGCGGCGCGCGACGACTGTTTCAGCCTGTGCCACGACTCGTCCCCCTTCGCCGCCAATCGCTCAACCAAGTGGCGACGACGTTCTTAACATCGTCGGTCGTTGCTGTCAGGACGTTGAGCGTGCGAACCGGCGTCACGAGACCATCGACCTGATACTCATCGGCGATCGTCGCCGGGTCGTCCTGCGACACGACCAGCAGCTCTTGCACGATGTTTTCGAGCCAGCGCACCCGCTCCTCGAGCCCGGCGTTCGGGTTCGGCTGGCCGATGTTGGGGATAGCTCTCATCGTCTTGCTGCTCCCGGCGCCTGCAGCGCCTTGATGATGCCGAACCGGAAATCCTGCGTCATGCCCGTTCCAGAAAAGCGCAACGCGAGCGAGCGGCCGGAGACGCGCGCATCGACGACCTGATCCGTCCGATCGAACGACGTGGTCACGCTGTCGACCTTGACCGGCTCGGCCGGGGTGCGGTCGTAGGCGTCGAGCTGCACGATGATCGGCGATGCCTGGCGCTGCATGTCGATGGCCAGGCCGTTGAGTTCGATCCAGCGTTCGCCGGAGCCGAGTTCGAGCGGCGCGGTCTGGAGAAACCACGACAGCGCCGCGCCGTTGGCGGTCCAGCCGTTGTCGAGCTGCAGGATCTTGCCGGCGGAGCCCATCAGGATCGGGCGCGCATCGTAGCCGGTGAATTTCGTCGCCGCCGACATCGCTTCCGGCAGCACGCCCTTGGTCCACGACCAATCGGTGAGGTTGACGGCGACGTAGTATGTCGGCTCCGTCGCTGCGGCCGGAACGAAGGCGAACCAGACCTCGTTGAACCGCTCGTTGTGCCAGCACAGCGTCTTGACGGTGTGATATGGCCGCAGGTTGTCGATCAGCCACTGGCCGATGTCGTCGCTGTTCGGGATCCGCGTGACGCCGCCGTTATACATGAACAGGCCGTGCGGGCTCATCCAGTAGGCTTCGGTGCGCACGATGACGAAGGCGGAGGGGCCGATCAGCCCGCATTTCGCGCCGACGAGCTGCGTGTTGAACACGTATTTCGAGCCGGTGTATTGCAGCCTGTAGGCGGCGGTGTCCGTCCACATCAGCGTCGAATGGACGCCGAGATCGGCGGCGCCGACGATGCGCGTGCCCTCGGTCAGGCGGTTGACGACGCTTGGCGAGCCCTGCGCGCCATAGGCGACGGTGACGTCCCAATCGGTGTAATCGCCCTGGGCCGACGCCCAATATTGCAGGAGATCCTGATCGGACGGGCCTCCGGCAAGGTTTGTGTCGGGGTCGAAGTTCGAGCCGTAGGCGATCACGATCTTGTCGGAGGTCACGACGACGCCGGTGCACGTCGTCGGCGCGTTGGCGATGCGGCTCGCGCGCTGCGCCGGAAACAGCGCCGGATCGTAGGAATAGACTGCGCCGTCGGACGGGCAGCCGATGAGGATGTGTCCGAAATTGCCGAGGGTCCAGTTGCGGGGCGAGAACGACAGCGCGGTGTAGGAGCGCGGCGTTCCCCATGTGCCTTCGCCCCAGCCGCCGGCGCCCCAGCCGAAGCCTTCCGCCGGATCGGTCAGGCCCGGCGCGATCTCGAAGCCGATCGTGACGGCGCCGCCGCCGATGACGCCCGTGCCGGAGGCCGCCGCCGCCAGAAAGGTCACATGGTCTGCGTCGATGACGGAATCGACGCGCCAGGAGCCGTTGGGATCGACGCCGTTGCCGGCGACCGCGCCGGAAATGTCGAGATACTCGCCGACGTTGGCGGCGTGGCCGACGTACTGCACGGTGACGACATTGGAGCCGTTCACGGTGGCGATGCAGTCTGCAAGCCCGGCGGCGCTGAGCCGCCAAGGTGTGACGTCGACCGGCGTGTAGTTCGTATCGGCGGTGACGTAGAGCTTGACGTTGGTGCCGGTGGCGATGAGCTGGCGGGATTGCGTGTCCGACCACACCAGCGCGCCGCGTGGGACGCCGATCAGGGTCTGGCCGCCGATCAGGCTGAGATAGCCGCCGACGAGCTGCGGCTTGCCTTTCCAGAACCGGACCCATGAGGCGTCGATGTAGCGGCCGGACGCCGCCATGGCGCTTTCGTTGGTGACGACGCCCGGCGGCAGTTTCAGCGCGATGGGCTGCTCGGTGGGCATTACAGATTGTCTTCCCAGCCGATGCAATGGATCTGCGCCGAGGACTGCGTCGCGGCGTAGATGTTGGTGTCCTCCAGCAGGAAGCCGCCGTAGACCACATTCGACGTGAACGGAATCAGGGTTTTCGGCTGGGAGTAAGAGCCGGAGCCGGACGACAAAGCGTTCGGGCCGGCGACCGATCCGTTGCTCGCACCGCCGAGTTGAGCGGTCTGCAGGTAGATGGTTGAGGCAGTCGGCGGGACGCAAGGCGACACCGAAACCGCAACGAGCGTCGGCGCGACGATGTCGCCGGTGTTGGCGGCGACGAGGATCGGATAGACGGTGGTGTTGGTCGCCGCCTTCAACGCAATCTGCGCGCGGCGGTCGTACTGGACCGTGCGCACGAACGCCGCCGAGGAATTGACGCGCAGCGCGCCAAGGCGGCCGTAATAGACGTAGCCCGTCGGCAGCGTCGGCGGCGTCGGCGCGGCCGAGGCGGTGAGGATGGTCTTGACCGTGCCGTCGGTCTTGCCGACCGCCCACACCTGGAGCCAGCGATCCGTGCCGGGCGAGCCGGTGTCCATGCAGGACACCGCGTTCGAGCATCCGGTCGAGACGGTGTCGGAAAGGCTGCGGAACACCTTCACGTTGCCGGAGCCGTCGATCAGTGACAGCACCGCGGCCGTCGTCGTCGCCGTCGTCGTCGAAGCGACTTCGATTTTCACGCCTGAACGCAAGCCGTTGGCGGGCGGGGTCAGGGTGATTCCCCCGGCGGTGAAGGACGGGGCCGACACCGGGCCGCCGAAGGTCGCCGCCATGGTCGAGCGCGTGAATTTCAGCGCCGTGCCGATGTAGGTAGATCCGTCGTCGGCATAGGCGCCGATGCCGAAGTCGGAGCCGGCGTTCGATCCGCTTTCCGCGACATTGTCGGCGAAATTGGTCCAGCGCAGCGTCGTGCCGGAATAGAACGCCAGCGTGCGATAGGTCGCCGCCGCGCCCTTGAGTTGCAGATTGGCGAACGACGGCGACGACGTCGCGTCGAGGCCGAGCGCGGTCAGCACCTGCGCATAGGTCGCCGCGACCGTGCCGGAGCCGAGGTCGGCCAGGATCGTGTTGGCGGTCAGCAGCGGAATGCCGGCGGCCGAGACGTCGAAGATCGCCGAGCCGTTGCAATAGTAGAGGCGGGCGGCAAGCGCGTTCTGCGGAACCGTCACCGCAGACCCGCCGGAGGTCTTGATCTGGAGCGTGAAGGCGCCGGCGGTCTGATTGATGATCGTCCAGGCCTTGGAGCGCGAGGGGACCGTCACGGTCGCGTTCGATCCCAGCGTGCCGGTGAACACGAGGACGGCGGAGCGCGCTTCATCGTCGGTCAGCGACACCGCGCCGCCGGTCAGCGATTTCGTCGTCGCCGCGGCGATAGCGTTCTCGACCTTCTGAAGGTTCGTGTTGGTCTGCGCGCCCCAATCGTTGGAATGCAGGCCCTGCCCCATCAGGAGGAGCTGGAGCAGCGCCGAATTGGTGTCCGAGGTCTGCGCGCGCGCCGGCGTGAGGCCGACGAGCAGCGCGACGGCGACGGCGAGAATGCGGGCGAACGGGCTCATCATGCCTTGCTCCGGTGGTAGTCGGGGGCGACGATCATGCCGTGCAGCAGCATGTCGTCGGAAACCGAGGCCTGCTCGATCAGCGGTTGCAGCCTGGACACAAACCGCTGGTAGCGGGCGTCGTCGTTGGTCCAGTCGGCGGCGATGGCGAGGCAGGCGGTGCGCAGCAGCGTCGGCCAGCGCGTGGTCAGGAAATTCGTCAGGTTGGTCTCGCCGAGGAACGGCGGCAGCGCATAGACCATGGCGCGGAACGTGTAGGCCTGGTCGGCGGCGACGTCGAATTGCAACTTCTCGTCATAGACCGAGAAATAGCCCGGTCTCGACTGGCTGTAGTCGTTGGTGCCGGTGTCGATCGCGCGCAGGCTTTGCAGCCCGGCCGGATCGCGCGCCTCGAGCTTTTCGTTGACGTCGTCCCACAGCGCGAGGACTTCGAGCGTGCCTGTCGGCAGATCGGCCTCTGCGTCGCCGGAGGCGATGGCGACGTCGACGATCGAGCGCATGTAGCGCACGCGCAGGGTGTCGTAGATCAGCGCCTGCGCCTCATGGAGAACGTCGCTCAGCGGCAGCAGGGTGTCCGAGAAGTTGATCCAGTTTGCGATCGATCCCGGCGTGCCCTTCGGCGCGATGAGCGACGTGTAATCCATGACGGACCCCCTACGCGGCGCGGACCTTCACGTCGGCCTCGGCGACCAGCTTCTGATCGACGAGGAACGCGACCAGCGCGCGCGCATCGGTGGCGACGAACGAGTGCTGCTCCTTGGCGGCGGCCATCACCTTGAACCACTTGTATTGCGCCTCGCCCTTGGCCCAGGCGACGAGATCGACGGGGCCGCCGGCGTCCTGCTGCTGCTGCGCGGCGGCGGAGACCTCGATCAGTTTCGTCGTCAGGTTCGGGTCGTTGGGATCGAGGCCGTTGTCCTTGAGGAACGCGGCGCGCGCGGCGGCGGCAGCGGCGTTGGCCTTCTTCTCCAGCGCCAGCGTCTCGAGCCGCTTGACGTCGGCGTCGGTCAGCATGTCCTCGACGAGGTTGCCGTCGACGTCGAAATGAAAACCGTCCTGCGCGAAATGCGCGCCGTTCTCGGGCGGGAAAACCTGGCCGAACGGCTTGTTTATGTCGAACGTCGGGCGTTCGCAATCTGCGGGGATTCGGGACATCGCTTGCCTTCCTGATTGACGAAAGGGCCGGCGTCGTTGCGACGGCCGGCCCGGTTGGGTGCGCCTGCGGCCCGCTTACGGGCCCGGCTTGATCTTCGAGTGGCGGCCGTCGTTCGCTTCCTGCTTGGCGCTGACGCCGGACAGGGAATGCGAAAGATCGGAAATTCCGCCCTTCATGGACCGATCGCTGTTGCCGGTGTGGCCGAAGCTCGATTTGTCGACCGGGGAGTCCTGGATGATCGTCTGGCCAGCATGACCGGACATGGTGTCGCGACCTTTCACGCTCATTGCGCGCTCCTGTGTGTGTCAGTAGACGCCGCGGCCGATGGTGCGTTCGTTCCAAGGAACATCCGCCCCGTCTCCCGTGACCGGCTCGAACGTACCCTGGCGCTCCTTGTCGAAGAAGGACCGGGGGTTGGCTCTGTCGAGCGTCTGATAGCCAACTCTGGCGACGGCGTCGCCAGGAGCGCCGACGGCCCGGTCGGGGTCGTCGGCGGCGTAGTTGCGTTCGACCGGATTGAGGTCGGGGCCGCGAACGGTGCCCCTGCGGTCGATCGGCATGGCGTTCTCCTTCGTGGTGCTGTCGACGGGGCCTATTAGCCCCATTCGACCTCGATCACGCAATCCGCGACGCCGGCCGCGCCTGCGCCGGTGGCGGCCTTGAAGGTCACGGTCAGATCGCCGTCGGCGGCGGTGGTGACGAAGGCGCCGGGCGTAATCGCCGTGATGCCGCCGGCGCTGTCGCGGCCGATGACCGATGAGCCGGCCGCAGTCGCGGCGAGATCGACGTCGGCGTATTTCGTCGCCGTGACGCCGTCGCCGACCTGAACGCGCGGCTTCGTGGTCGCGCCGGCGCATGTCGTCGTCACCATGGCGAGGATCGAACGGACCTTGCCCTTCGAGCCCTTGCGCGGGTTCTTGATGACGCGGGTGATGTCGGCGCCGTTGAAGGCCACGCCGTTGAAGTTGTAGCTCAGCCTGTGGGGCGTGTCGTACATGTCTCGGGTTTCCTGACTTGCCCGGCGAGCCGGGGCTTGGGTTCGCCCGCGCCGTCCGCGAAATCCTCGCCGGCGCGGGCTTGTGATGCGGGGACCGCGACCCTGCTAGGTCGTCGAATCCCACATCAGGATGCGCGCGTTGGCCGCATCGGGGTGAACGAGGCCGAAGCCGCCGAGGTAGTACCAGGCGATGCCGCGCGAACGGCCATAGTCGCCGGGGATCTTGCCGCGGATTTCCTCGGGCAGGACCAGCGCCTCGGTGACGGTGTCGGCGCCGAGCATGAAGCCCCACGACGATTTTCCGTTCGACCAGGCCTGCGCCGTGTTCGTGTAGGGATCGAACGTGGTGGCGTTGTTGGCGCCGCCCTTCGGGATGAACGATTGCTCCACGAACCGGGTGTTCTCGTACCGGCCGATCTCGCCGGAGAAGATCTCCGTGATGCCGACCTGCGTGTATTGCTTCACGCCTTCGAGCTGGTTCTTGAAGGTGCGGATCGTGGTCGGGTGCGACACGAACACATAGTCGTCGCCGTCGAAGCCGGGAATGTTGGCTTCCTTGGCGTAGTCGACCATCGCCTTGACGTGGCCGGTGCCGAACTCGACGTTGTTGGCCGCCGCCGCCGCGCCGTTGGTCTGCACGGTGATGGAGGTCGTCGAGTTGCCGCCGGTCGGGACGACGCGAATCGGGGTGCCCTTGAACTGCAGGAACGCCTCGATGTCGAAATACTTCCGCGCGTCGTTCTTGAGCGTCTTGTCGATGATCGCCGTCAGATCGTGCTTGGCGAGATCGGCCAGCTTGCCGGTGTAGGGCACGCTGTTGCCGGCCTCGTAGACCGTCATCGACCGCTGCGCGATCGTGTAGTTGGACTCCGGCATGGGCTGGTTTTCGTCGAGACGACGGCCCTGGGTGCCGATGTCCGAGTAGACGTCCCAATAGAACTTGTCGCCGCGGTTCAGCCCCTTGGCGGCGCCGTCCTTGGCGTCGCAGAGCTGGCGCATCTTGGTCAGAGGCTGCGCGCGGACACGGAGATAGTCGGACAGTTCGTCCGAGTACATGTAGCCGCCTTCCGCGGCGGTACCCCAAAGCTGGCCGGACATGGCCTTGTTCCCTGCTCTTGTCCGACCGGAGCCCCGTCTATCCTCGGTTCATTCGGCTCCCGAAGCGGTTGCGAATGATGTCTGAGGCGGAGGCGCGCTCCTGCCGAGGGGCTGGCGCGCCGGAAGAAGGGGAATCCGATCGAGTCGGTTGCCTGATGAGGCCGCGCTTCATGGCGTCGCGTTCGGACGCCGCTGATGTCGCAGCCGGCTGAACCCGCGTGTCGTGGCCGCCCGTGTCCTTGGCGCCGAAGGCCTGACGTACTGCTGCGGCGGCGTCGTTGAAGATCCGTGCAGGGTCTCGCACGGTGGCTCCATCTGCGCGCGCGGCCTTGTACGCCTCCATGGCGAGACGTGGGTCGGTGGCGATGCGGTTGAACTGTTCGGGCGTCACCAGCGATTTGAGATCGTTTGCGACTTCGAGCGTCAGTTGCGCACGGTGAGCGCCTGCACGCACGGGGTCAGCGACGATGTCAGCGTTGGCTTCGTCCTTGGCGAAGTCCTCGATCGCCGTGGAAACGTCGCGGCCGACCGTCTCCAGCGCATTCGTCGCATTGCGGCGGTGCGTGGCGCGGGCGTCGAGGATTTCCTTGGCGGCAAGGGCTTCTTCGGGGTCGCCGAGCTGGAAGATTTCCATCAGATCGCGGTCGGACTTGGTATGGAGGCCAGTCTGATCGGTCGTGGAGCCCGGGTCGGCGGAGGTCTGCTGCTGCTGGCGGTCCGGGTCTGGAGCCTGCCCCCGCGCAACAGTGCGGGATTCGGTGCGCAGCGCCTTGGCCTCGTCGAGGATGGCCGTGGCGGCGATCTGTTTCTGCGCGAGCTGGACAAGCGCGATGTCCGGCATGCTCGCGGCGGTGGCCTCGTCGACGTCGGCGTAGCGCAGCAGCTCCTCGCGCGTGACGCCGAACTCGTTCTTCAAGACCTTGAGGGTGTAGTGGCGGTCGCCGTCGGTCTGGCGCGGCGCCGGCTGCGGCGCGGGCTGCTGCTGCTGACGCGGCGCCGGGTCGGAGCCGGCGTCGTCGAGGGCATGCGGATCGTCGTCGTTCTCGATGCCGCGGCCGATCAGGGTCTGCGCGATCGCCTCGATCGACAGGCCGCCGGCGTCGCGCGCCTGACGGGCGCGGGCGAAAATCGCGCGGCGGGCGGAATCCTGAAACGGCTTCGGCTCCGGCGCTTCCTCGGTCGGCGCGGCGTGCTGCTCGCCGACGGGCTTCGATTCGATGGCGGCCGGCGCGAGCGGCTGGGTGGTTTCGGAGAACTGCTGGCTGATGCGCTGGTCGCCGTTTTCATCGACGCCGTTGCGGTAGGCGGCAAGCCGGGCGTCTCCGCCGGCGGGCGGCGGCGTGGTCTTCGTCGAAGCGGCGGCGGCGGCCGTGGTCATGCGTCAGAGACCCCTTGGTCGGCAATGATTAAGTCTGCGATCTCGGATCTGTCAACTTCGTCGAGCGCCTGCCTGGCGTCGTCGCCGAGCGCGATGGTGCGTCTCAGATACTCGACCACGCGGAAAAACAGGTTCGCCTCGTTCTGGAGGCGCGCGATTTCGGCCGTGTTGGTCGGGTCGGCGGTGAGCAGGGCGGCCTGCGCGGCGATGCTGTCCTGCCGGGCGTTGGCGATGATGATGTGCAGGATGCTGTGGCGCTGCGTGATCTCGCGCGCGACGGCGAGCGAGGCCTGGTGCGCCTGCATGTAGACGCGGTGTTCGGCGGCGTTCATCAGGCCGGCGCCCCTTGCGATTGATCCATCCGCTGCTGTGCGGCGGCCCGGGTCGCGTTGATGTCGTCGCGGAACATGCCGCGCTCATGGTCGAGGCGCGACCGCTGGAAATCGTGATGATGCTCGCGCGCCTGCATGCCGCTCTCGTGGTGGTTCTGGAGCATGGCGCGGCCGATCTCGGCGAGCGAGCGCATATGCTCCATGTCGATGCGGCTCATCGCTTCCTCGCGCTTCTGCGCCAGCGACGCCATCTTGGACTGGAAATCGAGTTGGGTCTTTTCCCGTGTCGCGGCGATCTGATCGGCCTTCGCCTTGGCTTCCAGCATCGGCCCCGGATTGGGCGGCGGCGCCTGCTGCGGCTGGTCGAGCCCGTCGAAGAAGCGTTCGCCGCCATCCTGAAAGCCGGCGGCCGAGAACACCGTCTCGATGATTTCCTTGGCGCGCGGGCGCGGCGGCTGGATGACGCCGGCCTGCACGAACGGCTGCAAGATGCTGGCCGCGGTGCCCCACGCCATCGACAG